AGGCACCCGTCTCTCCCTGGCGTTTTTTCCCAAACGGGCGCCCCGGCGCCGCAAACTTGAAAGGCCCCGCAACGTGTACGACCCCCTGACTGACCCCCTGGTGTACGGCATCGAGAGCACTCCCGCGGGGCACCTCGACGAGGACACGCGGCACGCCCGCGAGATGCGCCTGTCGTGCAGCCAGCTCGCCGCGCGCCTGCATGAGGTCGGCGACACGCTCGGCGACGACGTGCTCGGCACCGCGCGCAAGCTCGCCGCGTTCGTGCTCGATTCCGAGAAGCCCGACCCGGCCGACGATCCGCGCGGGTCGCTGTGAGCGCCGAGCCTGCTGCGCTCGCGTCGCCTGCGCCCGACGTGCGCGCCGAGGAACGCCTCGCGTGGGCTCGCAACGCGCTCAATGCGCAGGACTTCGCAGCCGATCCGCTCAACGAGATTGTGCTGCACACGCTGATTGCGCTCGGCGAGCTACTCGCGCGCCTCGACGCACGGCAGGCCGCGCAGGTCGCGCAGTCTGGTGCACCGGAGTGAGCGCCGATGCGCAGCGGCGCAAGGTCGCCGTCGTCGCCAGCACGCTGCCGCAGGCGCGTGCACTGATCGACGCGCTGGGCCTGCACAGCGCCCTGCCCGTGTCCAAGCGCACGGGCGCCCGCGGGCTCATGCTCGACGCCCTGCTGATCGACGAGACGGCGCTGCCGCTCACCGAGGCGCAGTGGGGCAACCTCGTTCCCGCTCTGCTGCCGAGCAACACCGGGCACGTGTACGAACTGCGGCGCCTGTCTGGCCCGCCCCCGTTCTGAGAGGACACCATGCAGCAGCCGAGCGTCGGCCGGATCGTTCATTACCAGTCGTACGGGACGCCCGGCGGCGAGTACCTGCCCGAGCCGCGCGCAGCGGTCGTCACGGCCGTGCTCGACGACTTCCCCGGCGACGTGAGCCTGTGCGTGCTCAACCCGTCGGGCCTGTTTTTCAACGAGCGCGTCGAGTTCGCCGAGGCGCCGACGCCGGGCTGCTGGAACTGGCCGCCCCGCACCTAGACGGCCTCGGCCCGCGCGTGACTTCCCCGCGCCGGTCGAGGCACACCAGGGTTCCTAGCTCAATTGGGAGAGCAGCGGTCTCCAAAGCCGCCGGTTGCAGGTTCGACCCCTGCGGAGCCCGCAATTCTCGAGGTCGGCAAACCCGCCGGCCAACCCGTTACTGCACGTCAAACCACCGAGGGGCCTAGCCGAGCTAACCCGATCACAGACCAGGAGTACAGCAATGGAAGCGCCGAGCACTATCGAGGTACCCTGCCCCGCTTGCGGCGAGCCCATCGTGCTGGCGATCGGGTTTGAGGTCGAAATGCCCGAGCCCGGCGCCGATTCCGCACCCGTGCGCATCACGACGCCCGACCTCGGCGACCAGGCCCGCGCGCATGGAGAGGTCTGCTCGGTACTCACTGCTGGGGGCGCCTGATGAGCGCCGACAAGCTCGACCGTTACGACCTGCTCAAGCGGATGCACGAACGGGTCGAGGCGGCCGTGTTCGATCCCGAGACACCCCCGCGCGATCTGGCTGCCCTCACGCGGCGGCTGATGGAGATTGCCAAGGAGCTTGAGACGATCGACCTGCAGCGCGCGGAGGCTGGCGACAGCAAGCGCGAGGCCCCGGCAGATGAACCGTTCGATGGTTCGGACCTTTGAGCAGCCCCGGCTCTCTGAGGTCGCCCGCCACGTAATCAGGCCCGAGGGCATCACCTCGACGGGCTGGCCCGCTGTGCGCCATGAGGTCAACGTCAACATGGGGTTGGGGTTCGATCGCTGGCAGGACGACCTCGGAAAGCTGGTCTGCGCCAAGCGATCTGACGGCCTATACGCGGCTGACATGTTCGCCATGTCCGTGCCGCGCCAGACAGGTAAGACGTACTTTCTCGGCGCCGTCGTGTTCGCCATGTGCAAGATGACGCCCGGCACTACCGTGATTTGGACTGCGCACCGGACCCGTACGGCCGCAGAGACTTTCAAGTCAATGCAGGCCCTCGCCAAGCGCGAGCAGATCGCGCCGCACGTGCAGCAGGTGCTCACCGGCAACGGTAAAGAGGCCGTGCTGTTCACGAACGGCAGCCGCATCCTGTTCGGCGCACGCGAAAAGGGTTTCGGCCGTGGCTTTGCCAAGGTCGACGTTCTCATTTTCGACGAGGCTCAGATCCTCACTGAGAACGCAATGGACGACATGATTCCGGCGACGAACGCCTCGGCTAACGGCCTGATCCTGTTCGCCGGTACGCCCCCGAAGCCAACCGATCCCGGCGAGGTGTTCACCAACCTGCGGCAGGACGCGCTCAACGGCGAGTCTGACGAGGTTGCGTACGTCGAGATATCGGCCGACGAGGCAGACGACCCTGATCAAGAGTCGACCTGGCGCAAGATGAATCCGAGCTACCCGCACCGCACTACGCGCCGCGCGATCATGCGTATGCGTAAAGCGTTGTCGCCCGAGAGTTTTCGCCGTGAGGCTATGGGCATCTGGGACAAGATCGCCGTACATATGGCTGTCGTCAAGGCTGCCGTGTGGCGCGACCTCGCCGACCCGCTCGGCCCCGAGGATGACGAAAAGCCCGCTGCGCTCGGCGTGGACATGTCGCACGGCGGCGCTATCTCGATCGGCGCTGCCTGGCTCATGGACGACGAGAGTCGACACGTCGAGCAGGTCTGGGCGGGCACCGACACCGCGGCGGCCGTCGAGTGGATCGTCGAGCGTGCAGGGCGTCGTGTGCCGGTCGTGATCGACGACGCGAGCCCGGCTAAGGCGCTGGCGCCCGAGTTGAAACGGCGCAAGGTCAAGGTCCGCATGACGAGCGCGGGCGATATGGCTAAGGCGTGCGGCCTGTTTGAGAACAACGTGAACGGCGACACGCTGACTCACGGCGACCAGACAGACGTAACCGAGGCCCTCAAGGGCGCCCGTAAACGGCCGATCCGCGACGCAGGCGGGTGGGGCTGGGATCGGCGCGACCCGACGTGCGTAATCCATCCGCTAGTTGCCGTAACGCTGGCCTTGCTCGGCGCGCTCGATGCGCCCAAGCGCAGCAGCGGCGGCGCAATGTTCGTGTGAGAGGGGGCCGCGTGATTCCCGCTGCCTATGACGACGACAGCCAGCTCGCCGACGGCGACGACGACGACGCGATCGACTGGCCCGAGGACGGCCTCACTGCCGAGCAGGTGGGCAAGGTCGTCGCCGACATGCACCAATTGCACTTGGCTGAAAAGCCCGTGTTCGACCGCGTGTACGAGTACGTCAAGGGCGAGCGTGGCAAGCCGAGCGTGCCCGACGAGGCAAGCGACGAGGTGAAAGAGCTTGCGGGGCTGAGCGTTAAGAACATTCTGCGCGTGATCCGCAACTCGTTCGCTCAGTCGCTATCGGTCGTCGGGTACCGCACGATCGCCGCGCAGACCAACGATCCCGCGTGGCGCATCTGGCAGGCCAATCGCATGGACGCCCGGCAGGCCGAGGTGCATCGCCCGGCCGTGCAGTACGGCGTCGCGTACGTCGTTGTCACGCCCGGCGAGGACGGCACGCCCGAGATTCGTTGCCGCTCACCGCGGCGGCTGCTCGCCGTGTACGACGACCCGGTGCTCGACGCCTGGCCGCAGTACGCGCTTGAGACGTGGACGACGCACAAGGATGCCAAGCCGCACCTGCGGGGCGTTCTGTACGACGACCGGTACATGTACGAGTTGGACCTCGGCGAGTTGCCTACGACCGCGCAGGGGCTCGCTGACGTCAACCGCAAGCCGGTCACGCTGCGCGCGATCGACGACGTAATCGCCCACAACGCAACCGAGGACGGCAAGCCCGTCTGCCCGGTCGTGCGGTTCGTCAACGACCGCGACGCCGACGACATGATCGTCGGTGAGATCGAGCCGCTGATCGGAATGCAGAAGGCGATCAACTGTGTGAACTTCGACCGGCTGATCGTGAGCCGGTTCGGCGCCAATCCGCAGCGCGTGATCAGCGGATGGACTGGCAGCAAAAACGAGGTGCTCAAGGCATCGGCGTTGCGCGTCTGGACATTTGAAGATCCCGAGGTCAAGGCGCAGGCGTTCCCGCCCGCATCCGTCGAGCCGTACAACGCCGTGCTCGCCGAAATGGTCGAGCACGTCGTGATGGAAGCGCAGATATCGCCGTCACAGGTCAAGGTCGTGAATGTCTCGGCTGAGGCGCTCGCGGCGGCCGAGCACCGCGAGCAGTTGAAGCTCGCCAACAAGCGCGAGAGTTTCGGCGAGTCGTGGGAGCAGGTAATGCGCCTCGCCGTCGAAATGGACAGCAGCGCAGAGACGCAACCCGATCGCGCCGCCGAGGTTATCTGGCGCGACACCGAGGCCCGTTCGTTCGGCGCCGTGGTCGACGGCGTGGTCAAGCTCGCGCAGGCGGGCGTGCCGATCGAGTTTCTGCTGCCCCTGGTGCCCGGCATGACTCAGCAGCAGATACAGGCGATCAAGGATGCGCTGCGCAGCGGCGGCACCAAGACGCTCGTCGACACGCTGCTTGCTGGCGGCCTGCCCACCAACCAGCCCGAGACGCCGGGAGTCGACGAGGTTCTCGACGACGAGGCGCTCGACGACGACGAGGGCGAGGGCGCAGGGGATGACGACGGCGGTACCGGAGTTTCAAGCGGTTCTAGGTGAGCTAGCCGGGCGCGTCGGCCGTGCGGTCGACGACCTGGTGCCGCGCCTCGCCGAGGCGACGCAGCGCGAGGGCCTGGCGCTCATTACCGACGCTTACCCGGCGCTCGCCGATCCGTTCCTCGGCGCCTCGGGCGACCTGTCGGCGCAGTGGTACGCCGAGCAGCCCGGCGGCGTCGAGGGTTTCAGCCCCGAGCCCGCGCCCCTGCCAGAACCTAGCCAGCTCGCCGCGTCGGGCCGCTGGGCGCTGCTGCAGAAAGATCCCGCACGGGCGCTCAGGGGCTCGGCAACGCGCGCCGTGTTCGACTCGTCGCGCCGCACCGTGCTGGGCAACGTCGACCGCGAGGGCGGCACGTGGGTACGTCACGCGAGCGCCGAGGCGTGCGGGTACTGCCGGATGCTCGCCACGCGCGTGCTCACGGTCGGGCACGGCGGCGCACCGGGGCTGTACCGCAGCGAGGCGTCGGCGACGGCCGCACCGCACCGTCGGGATGCCAAGGGACACGACCATTGCAAGTGCCTGGTCGTGCCGCTGCGCGACAACCGCGGCGTTGAGTACGCCCCGCCCGAGTACGTGCACGACTGGCTCGCCGACTATGAGGCCGTCTCGCGTGACGGCGACGGCGTGCTGCTGCCGACGAGCGCCATTGCCAAGGGCATGGAAACGCGCGGCGCTGAGCGCACCCGGCTGCACCGCGTCGGGCAGTGGCTCGACGCCGAGGACGAACACCGGCACGCGATCGAGTATTACCAGCGGGTCGACGACGAGCTTGCGGCGATCTTCGACGAGCCCCTCGCTGCGGCAGCGCACGCGGTGGCCCCCGAGGACAAGCCCAAGCGGGTACGCAAGCCCAAGCGCACGCTCGATGACGTCGAGTCTGAGCTTGCCGCCGCGATCGAGGTCGGCGACGAGGATCTGCAAAACCGTCTGCTCGACGAAATGGAAGCGATCGAGGCACGCGAAAACGCTGCTGCCGCAAAGGCTGCCGAGAAGGCCGCCGCGAAAGAGGCTGAGACACGCGCCAAGTGGGATCGCATGGGCGAACTGATGGATGAGGGTTGGGACGAGGTAGAGGCCGAGGCCGAGGCGTTCGGCCTTGAAATCGAGTTCATTCGTCGCCGCAACTTCATGGCGCAGGCCCGCGCCGACGGGCACACCGGCAAGAGCTTCGACGACCTGCTCGGTTGGGTGTTTGAGGAAATGGTCAGCGAGCAGTATTGGGCGGCCGAGGAAGCCACTAACGGCGTGATGCTCAAAAAGCGTTACGGCGCAGGCTCTAAGCACATCGACCCGCGAAAGCTGTGGAGTGTCAACGAGACAACGGCCCGCAAGTGGATGAGCGAGGAAATGGCTCAGTGGTTCGACGACAACGGCCGCGTGACGAAAGCTGAACTGCGCGAGGCGGTTCTGTCCGGTCGCTCTTGGAAGCAAAACGCAATGGTCGGGTACTTCAACGCATGAACCGCGAACAGCTTATCGAGGCGTATCGAGCTGGCCGCATGGCGGCGCCTGGCGACCCAAACCCGTACGCGGGCATGGGCGCCCCGGCTCGCATGTGGCGCCGCGGGTACCGCACGACGATGCTCGACAAACTCAACCGCTCACCGGCTGCGCAGGCGTACCTCAACGCCCGTACCGACTGACACACAACAGGTTTCCCCCGCGCGACCGCGACGGGGGTAGAGCGCGGACGGCCTGCGCATAAATGGCTGGCGATGTGCCGACGGGCCGTAAACGGATCACATAGGAGCAATCACAATGGCAGACACCGAGACACCGGCCGAGGCCCCCGAGGGCGCCGCAGGCGGCGACCAGGGCGCAGCGGGCGCCGACGAGGGCAAGACGTTCACGCAGGCCGACGTCGACCGGATCGTCGGCGAGCGTCTCACCCGAGAGGGCGCCAAGTACGCCGATCACGACAAGTTCAAGGCCGACAGCGCCGAGCTTGCCGCCATCCGCGACGGCGAAAAGACGGAACTGCAGCGCGAGCGCGACGCCCGAGTCGCGGCCGAAACCGAGCGCGACACAGAGCGTTTCGAGCGGCTGCGCGATCGGATCGCCAACCGCGAGGGCAAGGTCGTTCCGGTCGCATCCCTCACGGGCAAGACTGAGGCCGAGTTGATCGCGTCTGCCGACGCGCTGATCGAGTGGCGCGACGCCAACGCCCCCAAGGCACCGGAGCCGCAGCCCAAGCAGAAGCGCAACCCCGCTGGCACTGGCGGCGGGTTCAAGAGCGGCGCCTCGGGCGCCGATTCCGGTTCGTCTGACCCCAAGGTCAAGGCCGCAGAAGCATTGCGGCGCTTGAGGTCCGGCGAGTAACTACCAACTTCCGCGCGGGGGCCGACCTCGGCGGTTGCATCACAACACAACTGAATAGAGAGGCTAGTAATGGCTGACATTTCCCGCGCCGAGGTCGCAACCCTGATTCAGGAGGCGTACAGCGATACGCTGCTCGGCGCCGCCAAGCAGGGCAGCACCGTGCTGTCGGCGTTCCAGAACGTGAGCATGGGCACCAAGACCACGCACCTGCCGGTGCTGGCGACCCTGCCCGAGGCCGGATGGGTCGGCGAGTCCGCGACCGAGGCGAGCGGTATCAAGCCGCAGAGCAAGGTCACCTGGGCCAACCGCACGCTGGTGGCCGAGGAAATCGCCGTGATCATTCCCGTTCACGAGAACGTGATCGACGACGCCACGGTCGCAATCCTGACCGAAATCGCCGAGCTGGGCGGGCAGGCGATCGGCAAGAAGCTCGACCAGGCCGTCATTTTCGGCGTCGACAAGCCCGCGTCGTGGGTGTCCGCGGCCCTGGTGCCCGCGGCCGTCGCTGCCGGGCAGGCCGTCGAGCACGTCGCCGGTACCGCCAACGAGAGCGACCTCGTTGGTGCGTCCAACCAGGTCGCCGAGAAGATCGCCACGGCCGGATGGGCGCCCGACACGCTGCTGTCCTCGCTGGCGCTGCGCTACCAGGTCGCCAACGTGCGCGACGCCGACGGCAACCTCGCGTTCCGCGATGGCTCGTTCCTCGGGTTCAACACGCATTTCAACCGCAACGGTGCATGGGCGCCCGCGTCGGCCGTGTCCGTGATCGCCGACGCCTCGCGCGTCAAGATCGGTGTGCGGCAGGACATTCAGGTCAAGTTCCTGGATCAGGCGACCCTCGGCACCGGCGAGGATCAGATCAACCTCGCGGAGCGCGACATGGTGGCCCTGCGCCTCAAGGCACGGTTCGCCTACGTGCTCGGCACCTCGGCAACCGCGATGGGCGCCAACAAGGTTCCGGTCGGCGTCGTCACGCCCGACGTCACGACCTAGGTCGTGCAGCGGTACCAACACGCAGTGACGGGCGCGGTCATTGGGGTGTCTGAGAGGACGCCTCAACTGGCCGCGCTCGTCGAGCGTGATCCCAACTGGACCGAAACCGAGGGGGTGGCTGGTGCTCGCAAGTCTGGCCGACGTGCAGGCGGCGCTGCGCGCAATGGGTCGCGCGGATCTGGCCGACGCGCTAACCGAGGCCGAAGTGAGCCCGCTGCTGACGGAGGCGGGCGACCTGGTGACGGGTTACCTGTGGCCGACGCCGGTACCGGACCCGATACCGGGGCCGATCAGTCGAGTGACGGCGGCGATGGCAGCGGCGGTACTGACCCGGCCGAAGGAACTACTACCGGAGACACAGAGCCTGTCGGCTGACGGGTTCGGCGTGACGTTCGCGCCCGGCACCGGCTCGCCGGGGCCGTATCTCACTGCGGCACTCAAGGCGCGGCTGCGGCCGTTCCGCGTGTGCGCGGTGTCGGTTCCCATGAGCAGCGAGAGGTTCTGACGTGTGGCCGACCCCGTACGAGGTGCTGCACACGACGCACGTCAAGGTCGGCGAGAACGCTGCCGGTCAGGCTCGCACCGAGCCGCAGACCAGGCCCCGCAAGGTGTCGAGTCTGCGCAAGCGTGTCAACGAGCCTGGCCGCGCGGCGTCCGACGAGGCGCAGGTGGTCGTCGAGTACAGCATGGTGACGCCCGAGAGTGATTGGGCGCATGGCGATCTGGTCGACGACTGGCGCGGCCGTCATTTCAAGGTGCACGGCGAGGTCGACGACTTCAACGGCGGCCCGTTCGGGTTCCGGCCCGGCTACATCGTGACGTTGCGAAAGGTGGAGAAGCGTGCCGTACCGACCGCTTGACATGCCGTTCAGCGAGCACAACCACATTCGGACGATGCCCGACATTGTGGCCGTGTGCGAGGCGATCGGCGACGGGCTGCGCGACGAGGCGGCTGTAATCGCCGACACGCAAACGGAAATCGAGGGGGCGGGCGAGGGGTACGCCACCGAGACGAAGATCGGCCGCGACCGCGTGCGCGTGTACGTGCGCGCTGAGTCTGGCGAGGCGGTGGCCGCCGAGCAGGACGTCGCCCCGCTCATGCAGGTGTCTGCGAGGCACGGCCCGTGACGGTTCTAGTCCCGCCGGTTCCCCCGCTCACCGCGGCCCGCCGGTACCTGCTCGACGAGCTGGCTGCCCGAGGCAACCCGCTGATCGTCGAGCAGCAGACAGTGCCCGACGGGGCGCCGACGTCCTACGCGATCCTGTCGCGCCCCGGCACCAATACCAACGTATTCCTGCAGCACTCGCTCATACGGGTGCGGGTGTACGACGACGACCTAGTGCGGTTGGAGCGCAACGCCGATCTGCTGCACAGGCTGCTGCTGCACGCGACGCGCAAGCGCATCGTCGTGCCCGGCGAGGGCGAGGTGACCGTTACCGGCACCTCGCATGAGTACGGCCCGGCTGAGTACGACGACCGGCGGGTGCCCCTGCCCGGTTATCAGTCGGCCGTGTTCTGGACGCTCGGACTGCGGCCCGAGTAGCAAAGCGCCGGCACTGTGTGCCGGCTGCCCCGTGACCTGCGGCGATCGTGTCGCGGGCGATTCAACAGCAAACACAACTGAATAGGAGTCAAGCATGACGCAACCGACCCCGCCCGCACAGTGGGGCGACGTCAACAAGGTGTTCGCGGCCTCGCCGTCGGACCTGGAAACGGTCGGCGGCCTGTGGTACGCGCCGTTCGGCACGGAACTGCCCGAGGATGTCGACGAGCCGCTGCACGCGAATTTCAAGAACCTGGGCTACATCTCGGCCGAGGGCGTCACGATCGCGTTCGACGACCAGACCACGCCCATTGAGGTGTGGGGCGGCGACGAGATCGGCACGCTGCGCGACAAGTTCGCAATCGACTACAGCATGAACCTGTTTCAGGTTCTCTCGCCCGAGGTGAATGCGTTCATCTTCGGCGAGGGCAACGTGTCGACGTCGGCCGCGACGCAGGCGCACGGCGCCCGCATGAAGGTGCTGATCAACAGCAAGATCCCGAAGCGGGTCAGCCTGGTGCTCGATTCCGTGTACGAGGACAAGATCATTCGGCAGGTCGCGCAGATCGCGCAGCGTTCCTCGCTGTCTGACCTGGTGCTCGTTCACAACGCGCCGCTCGCGCTCAACCCGACGTTCCGTGTGCTCAAGGGCACCGACGGCAACCACGTCGTGCAGTACAGCGACGACGGCGTGACCGTCGCCGTCTAGGCGACGTTCCGAGACTGGCCCCCGCGCGTTTCCTGGTGGCGCGCGGGGGCCTCACGGCACCAATACACCAGGGACACACCAGGAAACACACCAGAGAGGCAATACCAGCATGGCAACCAAGACCAAGACCGCGGCCGTCGTTGACGACCAGGACGTCGAAACCGTCGAGCCCGTCGAGGCGCCCGAGTCGACCCGCGAGGCGATCGTCGACGAGTGGGCCGACGAGTACGACGAGGGCACCGAGTTGTTCGTCGGATCGTTCGACGCTGAGGACTTCGACCCCGATTACGGCGTCGCCGAGTTCCCCGAGGGAACCACGATCGCCGTCAAGCGGTGCCTGCGCAAGCCCCCGCCGGGATGGATTCGGCAGCACGCGCACCTGTCCGACCTTGAGCGCACCTTCGCGCTCATCGAGATGCACGCCTGCGACCGCGCGCTCGAAATCCTCGACTCGCTCGACGAGAAGCCGTGGGATCAGTTCGTCACCGCGTGGGGCAAGGATGGCGGCCTGATCGAGGGAAAATCGCGGAGGTCTGTGCGGCGTCGCGCCAGGTAGAGGCTGCGATACGCCGTGATCTGATCTGCGCGGGCCGCGAGTATGACGACGGCAGTCTCTCATGGGATGACTTGCACGCCTTTATATTCGCGGCCCCGCCGGGCACGGCGATATTCCACGCGATCGAAAAGGGCTGGAATACAACCGATTACCTGCTCGCGCACGTAGTCGACGCCCTGCGCATGGGCCTGTGGCAGAACACCGAGGACGCACAGAAGCGCCCCGCTCGCAACGCGCCTAAGCCGTTCCCGCGGCCGAGCGATGACGAGAAGCAAGACAGCAACGTCGTGTCTGTGGGCACGATCCCGGCGACCAAGACAACGGTCGGCAAGTTCCTAGAAATGCGCGCCGAGCGCGAAAAGCGTTGGCGCGAAAAGCACGGCAAGGCCAAGTGGGAGAGGTAAGGGGGCACAGTGGCAGCGACGTACTACCTGACAGTCATTCCCGAGACGAGCAGGGTTTACTCGGGGATTCGGAAGGCAGCCAAGGCTGCTGACAACATCACTGTGCACCCGCGGGTCGACCACCGACAGGCCAATAAGGACGGCCGCGAGTACGGCAACCGATTCCAGCGGGGGTTTGCAAGCGCCTCGGCTGGGATCGGCGCCGGGCTGCGCGGCGTCTCAAAGGGTTTCGGGCTCGCGTCCGCGGCGGCCGGTTCGGTCGTCAAGCATGTGGGCACCGTCGCCACGGTCGTGGGCGTCGCGTCGAGGCTGACCAAGGGCCTCGCCATGTCGCTGCTCGCCAGCGCGACCGCACTGCGGATGGTGGCGGGTGTGAGCCTCGGCAAGCTCGCCGGGATGCTCGCCCTTATCGCCGGGCTCGCGTCGCGCCTGGCGACGCAGATATCGCGTGTCACGTCCGCGATCCTCGTACTGGCGGCCGTCGGCAAGGTGCTCAGCTTTATGACACGGGCCGCAAAGCTGATGGCGCTCGCCACGGTCGGCGCCTCGCTGGCGATCGGGCTGCTGTCCGCTGCGGCCGTCGGCCTCGGCGCAGTCCTCAAGGCCGCGTGGGGTTTCCTGCTCAACGTCGGTGCCGCCGCGGGTGTCGCGGCCGGTGCGCTCGTCGGCCTGCTCGGGCCTGCAATCGCTGTCGCCAAGATCGGGTTTAAGGGCCTGGCCGACGGCGCGAGCGAGTTTATGGGTCAGTTCAAGGATGCCGACGAGGCGTTTAACAAGATGGTTGGGCAGCGTATGGCGCCGCTGCTCACCGCGTTTCGTGATCTGCGCATGTCGATCGTCGATACGTTCTCCGAGACGCTGCAGCCCGCGTTCGCCAGCCTCGGCACCGTGATGCAGAACCTCGGCCCGCGTGCGACGGCCCTCACGGCGACGATGGGCGCCATTGGCAACGAGCTGGCTGGTGCGCTCGCCGGGCCGACGGCAACCGCGGCGCTCGATCGCATGTTCGCGGCCTCGGATCGTTTCTTTCAGAATTTCCTCGGCGAGTCGGGCCTGTCTGGCGCCGTCACGGGGCTGCTGCAGTTCGCCTCGGTTGCGGCCGACACGTTCGCATCCGATTGGGGCGCAGGGCTTAACGAGACGCTGCTCAAGTTCGGCGAGTGGCTGCGCAACATCGACGGCACGCAAATGCAAATGGTGTTCGTGACGCTCAAGCAGCAGATCGACAACGTGTGGTCTGTGCTGCAGCCCGTGATCGACGGTATCCGGCAGATCGGCGCCGTGACGGCCCCGGCACTTGCGCCGGGGTTCAAGGCAATTGGCGCGGCGATCGCCGAGTCGGTGCCGGGCCTGGTGCAGATGGCTCAAATTCTCATGCCCGCCCTGTCGCAGGTGATGGAGCGACTCGCCCCGGTGCTGCCTGCGCTCGTCGCGGCGTTCACGCCGTGGGCTGGCACGCTGGCGACGATCGCCCCGCCGATCGCGTCTGTGGTCGCCAACCTCGCGCCCCTGGCGCCGCTGCTGCTCGTCACGGTCGGCGCGGTCAAGGCAATGGCAATCGGCATGGCGATTTACAACACGGCAATGCTCGCGTACACCAACGCCGGGCGCATCGCTACTGCGGTGCAATGGCTTTGGAATGCGGCGCTGACTGCTAACCCAATCGGCGTGATCGTTGTCGCGGTGGCTGCGCTGGCGGCTGGCCTGTGGGCGTTCTTCACCAAGACTGAGACGGGCCGCAAGCTGTGGGAGAAGATTTGGCCCGCGATCACCAACGCGGCCAAGGTCGCGTGGGAGTGGATTAAGAACACGCTCGGCAAGGCGTGGGAGCAGATCCAGCCCGGTATGCAGAAGATCGGCGAGGTTGCCAAGCAAGCGTTTTCGACTGTCGGCAACGCAATCAAGCAGGTGTGGACGTTCATTCAGCCCGCGGTTGTGTGGGTCGGCAAGCTGTGGCTCGCGTTCCAAAAGTTCCAGTTCAACGCGCTGATTACGGCACTCAAGGCCGTGGGCACCGCGATTGGCTGGCTGTGGCAGAACGTTGTCGTGCCCGCGTTCAATGGCATTGCGGCCGTTATCAGTACGTGGTGGTCGACCGTGCAAGCGGTGTGGAATTTCGTGCAGCCCGCGATACAGGGCGTCGGCGACGTGATCATGTGGCTGTGGCAGAACGTTGCCGTGCCCGCGTTCTCGGCGATCGGCGCGGCCGTCTCGACGTGGTGGGATGGCGTTAAGACGATCTGGGATCTGTTCGGCAAGGCCCTCGATACCGTCGGCAAGGGCGTCGGCGTGTTCAAGGATGGCATCGTGACGGCGTTCAACGCCGTTAAGGACGTCATTACGACCGTGTGGGGCGCGATCGGCGGTATCTGGGACAAGATCGTCAACGGCATTGGCACGGTTACGGATGCGCTCAAGGGCGCAGGCGGCGCTGTGCTCAACGCTGTGGGCCTCGGCGGCGCCGCGCAGGGTGGTTACATTCAGGGCTCGCGCCCGCTGCGCGGATACGCACAGGGCGGGCAGATCGACGGCCCCGGTACCGGCACGTCTGACTCGATCCTCGGGTTTCCGGCAATGGTGCGGGTCGCTAACGGCGAGTTCGTCACCAACGCCAAGACGACGCAGGCGTACCTGCCGCTGCTGCAGGCGCTCAACGCTGGTGTGCCGCTGTCCAAGATCCTCGGCGGTCTGCTGCCCCGGTTCGCCGACGGCGGGCTCGTCTCGCCCGACGAACTGAGCGACTTCGCAAAGGGTGTCGACGGGGCGCCGTACGTCCGCGGTGGCGTGAATTGGGGCGACTGCTCGGGCGCTGTCTCGGCTATCGCCAACTTTGCGACCGGCCGCGATCCGTTCGGTTCTCGGTTCGCCACGGCGACCGAGGGCGACGAGCTGGCTGCCCGCGGGTTCAAGCCGGGCCTTGGCCCGTCGGGCTCGCTGCAGATCGGTTGGTACAACGGCGGGCCTGGTGGCGGGCACACGGCGGCGACGCTGCCGGATGGCACGAACTTTGAAATGGGCGGCGCGGCCGGTAACGGTCAGTTCGGCGGTTCTGCTGTCGGCGCGGCTGATTCGATGTTCACCGATCGGATGCACCTACCCCCTGAGGCGTTCGACGGCCTCGACGGCGGGGCGCCGACGATCGGCAGCGACTACAGCGCGAGCGGTGGGTCGTACGCCCCGGCGACGAGTGCGCAACTGAGCGCGTCGTCGAACAAGGTCAGCAGCGCCCGCACGTCGGCCAAGAATGCCGACCAGGCGGTCGACGACCGCACGTACGCCCGCGATAAGGCACAGCGCAAGCTCGACGAGGCGCGGGCGGCCGGTAAGGACACGACCGACGCGCAGCACTCGCTCGACGTCGCCAACCGTGAACTTGCCGACGCGCAGGAGCGGGCAACCAAGATGCGCGACAAGCTCACTGACGCCGAGAAGGCCGACGAGGAACTGCGCACCAAGGGCAAGCTGACGGCGGGATCGTCGGGCGAGAGTGGCGGCCTGTCCGGTGCCGACTTCGGCAAGACGTTCTTTTCGGGCGTGCTTGAGTCGATCGGCCTCGACGGTTCGGTGTTCTCCAACCCGCTGGAATGGCCGACGGTTAAGTCAATGATGGCGGGCGCCAACTACGTGGGCGGCCTGCTGTCGGCGGGCAACGGCGGCCCTGGTGGCTTCGCTGGCGGCGTGGGCGAGGCAGTCGGGCTCGATGGGCTCATGGCGGCCCTGCCGGGCGCTGTGGGCGATCCTGCGGCCGACTTCCAGAGTGGCAGCCCTGCGCTGGCGCCTGGTCAGTTCAACCCGGCCGTCGCAGGCGGTACCTCGCTCGCCGAGGGCGCCGTCAACGCAATGAGCGCGTTCGCGCCGAGTGCTCACGGTCAGTCGCAAGGCAACCCCGGCCCCGGCAACGGGGGAGACGTCAATTTCAACGGCAACGTCGGAATGGACCCGGCCGCACTGCGCACTGAGTTCCGTACCGAGCTCAACTCGCGCTCGCGCTACACCTAGCAAAACGGCCGGCGGGCCGCCAAAGGCACTCTGACCTGCGGCGGCCCGTCGGCCTAGCTAACTACTTCACAACTGAATACGGGGTGAGACTGTGCCGTTCACCGGCATTCACGACGACTTCTATCTCGACCCGCCGAAGTACACCGAGGACGCGCACGGTAACCCGCTGTACGGCGAGGAAAACCCCGCGCACCCGTCCTGGCGCCGGATGACGAACTGGCACGACCTCGGCAAAAACGGCGAGTACCTGCGGTCGACGCAAACGAAATGGGTGTACATACACCCGAGCAATAACAAGGTCTGGCACCTCGCCGGGCCGTTCCGCGGCCGTGAGGGCGTCGCCCTGGCCCGCGAGCTTGAGGGCGTCATGCAGCCCGAGTTTGAGATTCTGTACAGCGAGGGCGCGTACACGATCGGCGCCAAGCCCGAGCGGGTCAACTACAAAAAGCGCACGATCAGCCTCGGCGTCGTGATTCAGCCCAACGGCAACGCTGAGCGGATCGAGGAACCTAACCCGTTCTCGTACAGGTTCATTGAAGATTCCTGGTGGTCGTCGCTGTCGGAAACGGTGCCGGGTTTCCTCGGATCGTTCACCCGTACGCACGGCTGGCGGTGGCTGGCAGTGATCCTCGCCGAGGCGAGCAAAACGTCGCTCAAGATCGACCCGACTGCCAACGACAACAACAGCCAGCAGTACAACATCGTGCTGCACGCGCCTTGGCCGTTCTACGCCAAGCGCACGCTGAGCAAGGGATGGCAGGCCGACCTCGACAACCTCGTTGCGAACAATGGTGTAGCGCAGGGGATTATCCAGTGTCCCAACCGTGGCACGTGGGAGTCGCATCCCAAGTACCTGGTGCGCGGCACCGGCACGGCGACAGTGCAGGACGGCAACGACGGCCCGATCGTCACGCTGCCCAAGCTGTACCCGACCGACGGGTCGTACATGTTGGTGGACACCGACCCGACTAAGCGCACGATCACGACCGAGAAAGATCCGGTCGACGAGCAGCTTTACAAGTACCTGCGCGGGTCGCAGTTGATCAATCTGCTGCTGCACGACGTCACGGCGAGTCGCCTACCGGCGCAGCGCCGGATACCCGGCGGTATCGGGTTTCAAAACAAGATCCCGCCGCGCACCGTGGCGAATATCAAAGTGACACACGACAACCCGAATGGCTCGGTTACCTGCATCATGCCGCAGCACTTCCGTATGGCGTGGTCGTGATGGGGGAGCGATGACGGTACTCAAAACCGATTGGAAAACCGGCGAGCGTGTACAGGCGGGCGAGTTCAACCTGCTGTCAGAACAGGTCAACGCCAACACGGCCGCGATCGAGGGCGGCAGCGAGCTGGCTGTGTGGTCGTCGCCGTCGCCAGTGTTCATGCTCGGCTCGGCAACCGACTGGACCGACGTGCCCGGCGCCGCAATCGAGTTCACCTCGGGCGCCCGGCCGGTCAGCATCCTGTTTCAGGCGGGCACGCTGCGGCACGTCGCGGGCGGCGAGGCGATACAGATCGACGTGCGGATCGTGCAGGGGGCAACGCAACTCGCCATGCTGCGGCAGCGAGTAATGAACTGGTGGCCCGATATCAACCTCGCCCCGCTGCATAGCCGAATCGCGCCCGGCGGTGGCCTGCTCACGGTCAAGGCTCAATACAGGTGCTCGTACGCCGAGAACGGCACCGATCAATCGACGATCAACCCGGCTGACATTCCAACGCTCATGCTGCTGCAGGCCGTCGAGGTCTGAGCGCGCGAGCGTCACTGAAAACTGAATATTGCGAGGGGGTTTGCGTGACCTTCCCGTTTGAGATTCCTTTTGAGTTGGGCAAGCGGATCAACGGCGCGAGCCGTGAGCCGATCGACCCGCGGCGCCCGTGGGCTGAGCCCGCACCAGGCGCCAACGGCGTGCCCGACCCCACTAAGAATCCAATCGAGGCGTATCGGTACCTCGACGGCAGGCGCGAACTGATCGACGCCGAGGCCCGAGAGAAGCCGCTCATTCGGTTGTGGGACAACCAAATGCAGTACATCGGCACCGTGGCGGCTGAGAAGTCTGTCGACGCCGAGGAAATGCTGCACGACACCGGACAGGGCGATATCGTCCTGCGCGGCGATGACTGGCTCGTCTCGTTTCTCCGCACCGACGTGCGGAAAGACGAGGATCTGCACATCACGATTGACCCGTACCCTAATCGGCGGTCGTGGCGGTGGCGGTGGGGCGCCAAGGTAACCAACGTGCGCGTAGGCCGTAACGAAAACGGTCAGCGCACAGTGACATTCGAGTGCGCGCACAACCGCGAGCACTGGAAGCACCTGCTATTCGGGGCAACGCCGTTCAGCGCGCCCGAGATTCAGCCGTTGCGGGCCTGGCTGCTGCCGGGCAACACCCGCACCATTGTGAGCACAACGGGTTTCATAAACCTGGCTCGCAACTACCTGCCCTTGCTGGCGCTGCCTACGCAGGCGATGAATCCCGGCGCTTGGATCGGCGAGGCGTCAAATGTGTTGAACCTCAACCCTTTGAACTGGCCTCTGCAGATGCAGTTCGTTAACCCGATCTTCGATAGGTCGCGGTTGAGCGTTCTCATGTCGCGGTGGAACACCGCACACGACGTGTGCGACGCGCTGCTCAAGTACGCGGGCTGCCATGTCCGCGCGTACACGTGGCTGACCGAGGATGAGGACAGCCCACACCCCGAGCTGGCTGCGCTGGTCGGCGAGAAGCTGGCGAGGCCGACGCGCAACTGCATCGTCCTGGCGGTCGAGGACATGAGCGGCACGACGGGCGTCACAGGAACGGCCCTCGACGGGGCGCTCGATCTGCTGGCGGTGTCGGCCGACAACATTCTGAGCACGCTCGTACAGATCGACCGTGACGGCGACGGCGAGCCCGACCCGTTTATCCGAAAGCTGTTCGGCGTCGCCCCCGCGGTGCCGGATATCGTTTTCCGAGACGGCGAGTATTCGCAGATAATTTCGTCGGAACATTCGATGTTCAGAGCGAAAGCTCAGAAGATTCTCACAGGTGGTCGCTCGCCCGGCTGGGTAAATCAAACTCAGACCTTTTTGATTAAGTATGCGCTGTCTCAATTGTCGGCCGTTATCTCGGCTGGCCCGGCTGGCGCATACCAGCAACCAGGCTCGTCGGGCTTGGAGGAAATTTATCAAGGTCAAGCCGATAACATTTTGCTGGCGTATATCCAAGTGACCGACCCGGCTCGCGCTTTGCGGTCGGGACCATACGGTTACCTGGAACATTTCGAGCAGGGCTCGGGCTCAGCCTACACCCTTAGCTCGGCAATGACGTTAGCTGAGGGGCACCATAAAACGCGCGCATATCAGGCGTTTAAGGTGTCCGTGCGAAATGGTGGACAGCATGTGCTGTATTACGATTTCGACCTCGGCACACGGTGCCATTTTGAAATAGACAGCCTCTTTCACACTGACCAGGTATCGGCGATCCGTCTGCATTACGACGAGACGACGCCGAAAACGTACGACCTGTCGATCGGTGACGATTCAGAATCGGAAAGCGGCATTGCCCAATTAGCCCGGTCTGCGGCGGCGTTCTGGTCGGCGCTGGGCATGTTGTTCGGATCAGGAGACATGTTCTAGTGGAACTGCCCGCACTGCCCCCGCTGCCCGACGTGCCCGAGCACGTGCCCGGCCGCAACTCGCTTGCTGACGCGATGTACGACATTGCCGAGGTTCTGCAGTACCCGGTCGACAGCCGGGGCCGACGGTACGACGTCCGATACCTGTTGCCAGTGCTGAGCTTTCACCTGGCACGGGTCGGCGCGACTATCGACCCCGGCCGTGCGGTCGTCAAGAAACGGCGCTGCACGCCCGAGCCGGGCGTCGTCGAGGATGCGGTCGAGTGGGTGCCGCTCGACGCCCCCGACTCGATCGAGGACGAACTGCACGGCGCCACGCTCGACGACCTGCCGCACTTGTCCGCGGCGGCCCGCGCCGAGTTCATTCGCCGGGCGACCGGCGAGCCCCCGGCGCCCCCGGTCGTCGAGCGCGACGTCGACCTGCACGGCCGCGTGCCGTGGCACACCGAGACGTCGATCGTCTGGGACGACGACGAGTGCACGTGCTCGGGCAAGGGTGCCTGTTACAACTGCCGCTAGCTAACGCCGGCATCGAGCCGGATTCATAGCCTGACCTGCGGCGGGGCTGCCGGTCGGCAAACACAACTGAATAGGAGCACCGAATGACGCAGCCTGTGCAAAACCGGCTGACGGGCGATGCGGTCGCGCTGTTTCAAACGCTGTTGAGTGCCACGTGGATGGGCATTGTCGGTGACGGCAACACCCCCGGCGGCATGGCGGCAACGCTTGAAATGGTCGACGGCGAGGCCGTGATCACGACCGACGTCCTGGTCGGCCCCAAGGGCGATAAGGGCGACCCGGCGCCGCTGGTCGATCTGCAGTGGCCCCCGCTGGAATCGCCGACTGAGCTTGTCGAGCTACAGGACGAACTGACCGAGGATGACAAGGGCAAGGGCTGGTGGATCGGCACCGTTGTGTACGTCTGGACTGGCAATCAGTTTCAGATGGTGCGGCCCGGCCCGGCGGGGCCTCCCGGCGCCACACCGCAGATCAGCGTTTCCTGCGAGGTAATCCCGATGGCCGAGCGGCTGCCGGGCGTGACCGACGAGGTTGTGCGGTCGGGCACCTCGCTGAGCCCGCATCTGCATTTCAAGCTGCTGGCGCCGCAGGGGCCTGTCGGCCCGTCAACGAACATTCTCGACGCCCCCGACTACGACAACAGCGAGCCCCCGACTAACGGGCAGTCGATCGTCTGGGACGAGAGCAAGAGCCTGTGGGTGCCGTCGGACTTCGCCAACAAGCATCCGCGGCTGTATTCGGTTCCCGAGGCGGCGTTTACGCCATTCACGGGGCTGGCGCAGCGGCAGAGCATCCTGCAGTACACCGTCGAGGCGCAAGACTTCGATTGGACCCCGTACGTGACGGGGCACCTCAAGGCGTTTGGCCTTGAGCTTGACGCCGACCCGCTGACGATCGGCGTCGAGGTGCGCCTCGGCTCACCGACCAGCGGCCAGCTCATTGGGCGAGGGTTCGGCAACATCGCGTCGTGGTCGAACATCTTGCCGCACTACTCGTCGAGTTCCGATCCGGCAATGGCCGTCGCGCCCGACAACGGCGTTGCGCTCGTCGCGGCCGGACAGACGGCAGTGATCAACGTCAACCTGTACAACGACGGCCTGCTCGGCGCCTACATCTTTAACCGCAACGGCGCTCAGCTGACGATTCTCGTTGTGCCGCAGGGCACTTAGGAGGGGGCACCAGGATGCCGTACACCAAGAGTTACCGCACGATCGTCCCGATTGAGCCCGGCGCAGACGTCGATCTGCTGCGGTGGCTGACGCGAGAATCGTTTGAGAAGGCCGCAGCGTTCGACGGGCTGACGATCACCGAGTACACCGAGGCCGAGGTGCTGTGGACCGACCTGCCACCGAAGGCGGCCGAGCACCTGCCGCTGCGCGTTGACGAGTACGAGTGGCGCGAGTTCACCGGCACGGGTGCAGTTTCCGAGGTGACGATCGAGTGGCTGGTCGCTGAGTCCGAGTGGCGCAAGAGTGAGGCAGGGGGTAAGTAGGTGCCTCCCGTTTACGACCGGCGGGCGCTCGCCGTCGACCGCGATCCCATGCGGTCGCTGTACGGCGAGCCCGCTCGGCTGCCCAAGATGGACGCCGAAATGCTTTGGCAGCAATGGCTGCAATCGCTCAAGACGTTTACGGGCCTCGATCTGTCGTCGCCGCTGGCGCTCGTTACCAGCCTCGGCGATCTGATCGGCGGCATACTCGACCCCGAGAACCTGCTTGCCACGCTGTCGCAGGTGTTCGGCTACGTCGGTACCCCGTTCGCGGCGCTTGAGGGCCTCGCGCAGTGGGTGGGGCAGAACGTGTTTGGTCTGATCGACCCGCGGCGGCTGGCGCAGATCCCGCTCGGCTCGATCGTGTCCGAGTCGCCCAACCTGTTGCCCAACGGCTCGTTTACCGACGCAATCGCGATCGACGACCCGGCGGCCATGTGGGTGCGCGACACGGCGACGTACCGCTCGCCCCCGGCGTCGGCGCGCACCGAGGCTAACGGCACGATCCGCGAGCTACTGAGCATCGACCTGGTGCCCGTGCGCGAGGGTCAAAAGCTCGACGTCGGCGGCTATGTACGGTGGGCGAACCTCACCGCGGCGGCCGGATCGTTCGGTATCGGCCTGATGACGTACGGCCCGGCGGGTAACGAGCGCGTCGATATCAAGATGATGACGGCGACCAGCGGCACGCAGGCGACGTTTCAGGACTGCAGCGGCGTGTACACGGTGCCCGCGGGCGTCGAGAGTGTCCGCGTGCGCCTGGTGGTCAGTGAGGGCGCGACTGCCGGGCGGGTGTGGTTCGACGACCTGCGGGCGGGCCTCGGCGCGAACAAGCTGCAGATCGACTTTGTGGAGGGCCTCGGCGACGCGATCAGCGGGGCGCTCGGCGCCGCGCAGCAGGCCGCGCAGAACCTCGCCAACTTCCTGAGCAATCAGTGGCAGGGGTTGCTCAACGGCGTGGCTGGCGGGATCGGCGGCACGATCGCCTCGATTGTCGACCGGCTGCAGCACTTCAACCCGTTTGGTCTGTTCGATGCGTCCAAGCTGCTGAATGTCGGCAACATGCCCCCGATCGGACAGGGGCAGGTCAACGGCCTGCTCGGCGACCTCGGCGGGATTATCGACAACGCGGTGCGCGGTGCGGGCAACCTGCTCGGCAGCGGGTTCGGCGTGTTCGATCTGTTCGACACGCTGCGCGGTATGCAGGCCAACATCGCCGACGCCAACGCGGCGCTCGCGGCGCTGCAGGCCGAGCAGTCGGGCAACAACAACTCGGGTAAGAAAATCCTCGTCAACGTCGGCGAGTGGCCCGATAGCCCGACTGTGCCAAGCGTTTTCACGCGCGTGGTCGACACCGGCCCCGGCGACGTCTCGACCCGAGGCGGCGCGCTTGAGTGGGTCGACACCAGCAACACGGGCGCGCAGGAAATGTACCTGTACAACGCCGACGAACTGCTGAGCGACTATTTCGAGGTCGCAATGGTGATGCCCCGGCGCCCCGAGGATGAGGGTTTCGGCCTGTTCATGCCGACGTACAACTACCTGATCGGCCGCAGCAATGCGGCGGGTACGTCGTTCGTGTTCGCGCGGATTGGCTACCAGCGGTGCAGGATTGGCTACGTTCTCAACGGCGTAATGACGCTGATCGGAAACGAGATAGCGTTTCAGGCCCCGGCGGGCTCGCTGGTCCGGTTCCGCGGCGGCACGACCGGCGGCGTTCGGCAGTTCCAACTGCAGGTGAACGCCCAAGTGGTCGGCGCTGCAACGGATACCGGCGGCGCCTCGCTGATCGGCGTCGACAACCGCAAGGTCGGCCTCGGGTTTGAGGCTGCGGCGCGCGGCAACGGGCAGGGTACGCCCGGCAGCGTGACCGTGTTCGCGGCCAATGACAACACGCCCAATCCGACTCGCGGCGTGGGGTTTCGGGCGTATCGCGGCACTACTGCGGGCACGATCAAGAATGCCGACGAGGCTGCACTGCCTGCGAACTGCCTCGATACGGTCGACCGGATCACGCCCGATATGACGTGGACACCGGCAACTCAAACGCTGCGGATCGGTACCGAGGGCTGGTACTCGTTCCCGATGCGGATCGGCACCGAAAACGCCACGCTGTCACAGCATTGGCACTCGGGCGTTCTCAAAAACGGCGTTGCGATCTACGGCGGCGGCACGGTCGAGCGGGGCGGCAACAACAACAACCCGACGTTCCTGTCTGATCACGTCGGCGAGGGGCCTGTGATGACGTACTGCAATGAGGGCGACCTCATACAGCCGTTCGCACGGCTCAACCCGGCGGTTGCGTTCGGCGCGCAGGGAACCAACATCGTCGGCGACGCGGGCGGCGCGCGTACGTGGTTCGGGGCGGTGCTACTGAATAGGAGCCTCGCGTGACCGGATGGACCCCGACGCCCCCGACGGGCGGGCGGCAAGACGTCGGTTGGTCGGTAGACCCCCCGGCGCCGTCGCCCCCCGCCGGGCAGACGGCATGGCGCCCGCTGATCAACGAGCTGGCTGCTGCGCTGTCCGTCTCGCGCGCCGAGGCGGCCGTCGCGCTGCGGGACACTGCTGCGGCGCTGAGCGTCTCGCACGCCGAGGCGGCCGTCGCACTACGGCTGGCGGCGCCTGCGGCCTCGTCGAGCGTCTGGGATGCCACGGCGGTGGGCAAGGTGCCGACGATCGCCCCGGCGGCCTCGTCGAGCGTGTGGGCCGCTGTGGCGGCCGTGCGTGCGGCGGCTGCAGCCCAAGGTGTGAGCGCCTCGACGGGCCTCGTCTCGGGCCTGCGATCGTCGGCCGCAGCCAGCTCGCGCAGCGGCGACGCGACAGTCGTACGGTTCCCGGTCACGGCCCCGCTTGAGCAGCAGTTCACGACCGTGGGCGCCTGGGCGTACACCATCCCGTATTGGTGCCGCGCGGTCGACGTCGTGCTGCTCAGCGGCGGCCGAGGTGGCGGCAACGGCGGGTTCGTCACGGGCGAGGGCGGCAGGGCGGGCGTGTTCGCGGCAATCACCCTGGTGCGCGGTGTCGACGTCGCTTGGACGCACACGGCGATATCGGGCGCGCTCGGCGCTGGCGGCGCGTCGAACGCGGGCGCTGGCGGCAACACGACGGCGACGCTCGACGGGATCAACTACATGGTCGCTGCGGGCGGCAACGCGGGCAGTGGCCTCGGCTGGCCCGGCTCGTCGGCGGGCACGTTCGTATGGAACGGCATTTCATACGTCGGCGGCGCGGCGGGCGCTCAAGGTGGCGGCGCGGGCGGCGATCCCGGCGGCGGTGGCGGCGGCGGCAACTTCTTCGGCGCGGGCGGCGTAGGCGGCAAGGGCCGCGTATGGATTCGCGCGTACCAGTAGCTAACTGGCCGGCGCGAGTGCCGGCTGCTCGAGAACCTGCTTTGACCTGCGGCGATCCGTTATGCCTCGGATCGCTGGCAAACAACTGAATAGGAGACTGAAACGTGGCAGCTACAAATCAGTTCAAGCTCGACGTGCTCGCGGCCATTCTGGCGCAGGGCGCGCTGCTGAGCCTGCACAGCGCAGACCCCGGCACGACCGGCGCGAGCGAGATTACCGGCGGCGGCTACGCCCGCAAGACATTCGCGTGGGGCACGGCGGCGATCGTGTCGGGCGGCGCCGACGACGGCAAGGCCAAGAGCACCGGCACGACTCAGACCATGAATGTGGCTGCAGGTGTGGCGGTTACGCACTACGGCGTACGCAAGGCAGACGGCACTTTCCTGTACGGCAAGGCCCTCAACCCCGGCGTGACCCTCAACGCAAACGGCGTCGTGGACGTGACGCCGACCCACACCTACGGCGATCCCGTCTAGCGACAACCGAAGGGCGACAACTGAATATGACAGAGAAGCTACTGCCGTACGACCGTTCGATCGTGCCGCAGGAAACCGGCTACTGGTGCGGCCCCGCGGCAACGCAGGTCGTGCTCAACACCCGCGGCCTGATCGTGCCCGAGGCGACCCTCGCGCGTGAGATTGGCACGACCGTGCGCGGCACGGATTACGTCGGCCTGATCGAGCGCATTCTCGACCTGCGGGTGCCCGACGCCCGGTACACGTCCGTGTACATCGAGAACGACCCGGCGACCGGCGCGCAGAAAGAAACGCTGTGGCGCAACCTGACTCGCTCGATCGACGCGGGTTACGGCGTCGTGATGAATTGGGTTGCCCCGCCGAGCAACAAGCCTCGCGGCGTGCGCGGCAGTGTGAGCCCCCGCTACAGCGGCGGCACGACGTATCACTACGTGTCGGGCATGGGGTACTTCGACGGCGACGGCGACCCGTCGCAGCGCGCAGTGTGGATCGCGGACAGCGGTTTTCAGCCGCAAGGGTACTGGTGCTCGTTCGACCAGGTGGCAACGCTGATCCCGCCCAAGGGCTACGCATTCGCAGACGTTGACGCGCCCGGCGGCCCCGAGGCGCCGATCGACTCCGACGCGCAGGCGGCCGACGCGCTGCTGCGGCTGATGGGTGGCTCGCTGCCCTTCGCTCGCTATCAGGCGTTGCTGCCTGCGGTGCGGCAGTGCCTCGACGAGTGCGACGCGACGACGATCGAGCGTATTGCCATGTGGGGCGCGCAGGTTGGGCACGAAAGCGTCGGCCTCAAGTACATGGCTGAGTTGTGGGGGCCGACGGCCGCACAGGCGGGTTACGAGGGTCGGCGCGACCTCGGGAACACGCAGCCCGGCGACGGGTACAGGTTCCGCGGTTCCGGGCCGATTCAGGTCACGGGCCGCGACAACTTCACTCGGCTGTCGCTGTGGGCGCACGGCAAGGGCCTGGTGCCGACGCCTACCTATTTCGTCGACAACCCCGACGAATTGCGCGGCGACCGTTACGGGTTCGTCGGCGTGGTCTGGTACTGGACGACGCAACGGCCGATGAACGATGCGGCCGACGCACGCGACCTGGTGCGCGCAACTCAGTACGTCAACGGCGGTCAGAACGGAATCACTGACCGGCGCAACCGATACAACGGCGCCCTCGCAATGGGCGTCGATCTGCTCAAAATCCTGAATGGAGGCGATGATTTCATGTCCGCACTTACCGCTGCCGAGCAGCGCGAACTGCTCGACCTCGCGCGGCAGCAGGCCAAGTACCCGCGCCCGTCGCGCAGCGCGCTGCGCCACGTCGGCGAGGGCGACGTCGACACCTGCGCTGGCTTCGCGGTGTCGGCCGACGGCAACGTGCACGTGCTGCTCGTCGCGGTGCTCGCGCTGCTGTTCGACGATCCCGACTCGATCAAGCTGCTGCGCGAGGTCGCGGCGGCCGACGTCGCCAAGTTCCCCGAGCGCAAGGGCGACAGCCAGCTCGCCAAGCGCATTCTGCTCAAGGTCGACGGCGAGCCCGCTACCCCGGCGCCGACGGCCCCCGCACGCAAGGTCGTGTGCGAGCAGGGCGGTGGCTCTTGCGTTCTCGTCGCCGACGGCAGCGGTACCGAGTGCGGCCTCGGCGGCAGCGAGTGCGTGCTGCGCAAGGGCGTGACCCCGTGAGCAAGCCAATGTTGCTCACCGGGCAGGGCACGGGCGTGGACATGTGGACGGGCTACCCGGCCGATATCGCCCGGCGCATGGAGGATCTGTACTTTTGGCAGCCGATCGGCAAGTACCCGGCGCGGGTGTGGCCGATGGGTTCCTCGGTCAAGATCGGTGTCGACGAGGGCGTCGCCCTGGTGCTGCAGGCCGAGGCCCGGCCGTCTGTCGAGGTGCCCGACGGGTACGCGCTGTTCGGCTACTCGCAAGGCGGCTGGCTGGTGTCGGAACTGCTCGGCGAGTTCCGCACCGGCAGGCTTAAGCACCTGGCGCACAAGCTGATCGGTGGCGGCGCGATCGGCAACCCGATGCGTGAGCTTGACGACCGCGGCGGCCGTGGGATCAGCGATAAGCGGATCGTCGACACGCCAGACACGTGGGTTGAGGAGTTCGACCCCGGCGACATTTACGCGAACGTGCCCAACAACGACGTTGGCGAGGACATGACAGCGATTTTCAAGCTGGTGCGGCTGTCGAGCATCTTCGACGTGATCGGCCCCGACACGCTCACTGAGCAGATCAGCGAGATTCTGCAGTCTCCGCTGCGCGAGTTCCCGGCCGCGGTGTCGGCGATCGTCAAGGGTCTGGTGTTCATTGGTCGCAAGCCCGCAACGGCCCCGCATATCGAGTACCACGTGCGGACGACCGAGGGCGGCCTGACCTATTTCGAGCACGCGGTGCGGCACATGCGCGCCATCGCGTCATAGCTGGAAGGGCGGCCAAAAATGAACCAAACCGCTGAGAACATGGTCGGCATGTTGGGCAAGGTCTGGACAGGCGTGCGCGAGTTCGCAGCCGATCGGCTGGGCATCCGCACGTGGGAGGATCTGCGCCTGCAGATTCACGTGCTGTCGCCGTACGCCGTTACTGCAATGGTCACGTGGAATATCGCAAGCGAGGACAGCGCAAAGCTGATCGTCGCCCTGGTGCTCGGCGTCGCCAGCCCCATGCTCGCGTTCGCCAACACCCGCGACGGGTTCCGGCGCTGGGTGTACGGGATGCTGCCGCCGATTCAGGCGTTTGTCGTCGGGTTCGGCTGGGCGACTGACTCAACCCTGACGCCCCTCATGGCGGCGATCGTCGCGCTGCTCGGCGGTGGCCTGGCGGCGGTCAACACCCGTACATCACAAGATCCCGAGGGCCGCGACGAGGCCCCCGTAGGCGAGCATAGGGCGGCAGCGTAATGGACTGGCTAGAGGGCCTGACGGCCGCGGAAACCGTGACGCTGCTTGCCAGTTCGTCGCTGCTGACCTCGCTCGCCGTGGCGATGCTTGGGCGGCGCCGCGACAACTTCAAGGCGCTGACCGATGCGTACGGCACGCTGATTGAGCGCGTGACGGGCCTTGAGGGGCGCCTCGATACCGTCGAGGGCAAGCTCGACGACGAGAAGCGCGGGCACGAACACACGCGCTCGCTGCTCGCCATCGCAATGGTGTTCATCCGCAGCGTGATGAATTGGGGCGCCAGCGACCGGCAAGGCCCCATGCCCGTGCCCCCGGCCGAGCTAATGCAGTCGGGCTCAAGCGAGTGAGTCTCGCTGAGCGCCTAGGCGATCCGCAGCCTGCCCCGTCGAGCGAGTGTGCCGTGTGCCGCTGGCTCGACGGGGCGGCCGACGCCGATCGTCTCGCGTTCGACCAGTGGATCGCTACCGGCGGCGCGATCACTGCCCTGTGGCGCGCGTGCGCGTCTGACACTGACAACCCGTTGACGATCAAGCGGCCCCGGTTCGCAGAACTGATCAACGACCATCACCGAGGGGGCGCACGTGTCGCTTGCTGACCGTCTGGAAACGCCTGCCGCTGCGGACAATCCGTATCGGCCTACCGTCGAGTTCGACAACCGCGGCGCCACGATCGACACCGGCACCGTGTACCAAGAGCCGGGGCAGCCCCCCGAGTACGCCGAGATTCTGCGGCAGGTCGGCCGCGACCCTGAGCGGTTCCGGCTCGTCGAGATTCTCACCGAGAAGCACTGGCAGGTGCCGTACCGGCCGTATGTCCGCGACGCCGAGGGGGCGCCGATATTCAACGAGTACGGCAAGCCGCGCCTTGAGGAACAGGTATTTCGTTGGGCCGCGTCGTACAAGCTGCGCGTCGAGCCGATCGACGTCGAGGGCAGCAACGAGCTTGAGGCGCTGATCGCCGACGCCCGCAAGGTGCCGACGATCGAGACAGCAGCCAGCTCGCCGTACTGGTACGTGTTTCAGGCGGCCGACCTGCAGCTTGGCAAAAGGTCACGTGACGGTTCTACCGAGCAGATCGTCGAGCAGTTCGTCGGGTCGCTCGCGGCGGCCCGTCGGCAGTTCACGGCCCTGGCGCCGCTCGGCATCGCGGGCGTGCAGATATCGCTGCCCGGCGACTGCATCGAGGGCGTCGTCGCGCAGAAGGGCGCCAACGCCTGGCTGACGCAGGAGACGATCACCGAGCAGTTCCGACTGTTCCGGCGGTTGATCCTTGAGGCCGTCGACACGTTCCGCTCGGCGCCCGAGGTCAAGGTCGACGTCGTGAACGGCAACCACGATCAGGCGCACCGGCAATGGAACACGAAGCCCGGCGACGGGTGGGCGACCGAGGCCGCTATCGCGGTGCGCGACGCAATGGCGCTCAATGCGCAGGCGTACGGACACGTCGAGGTGCGGGTGCCTGAGTCGTGGTCTGGCTCGATGACGGTTCCCGTCGGCGACAGCGTGGTTACGGTCGTGCACGGGCACCAGTTCACGCGCGGCAAGGCCCTCGACTGGATCGCCAAGCAGGCCGTGCACAATCAGCCCGCCGGGGCGGCCCAAGTGCTGCAGCACGGACACTGGCACGTCGGCAACGTCGAGATGCACGCAACCAAGACGATCGTGTGCGCGCCGACGATGGACTGCGGCAGCGATTGGTACCGCGAGCGGCAGGGCGGCGAGGCCCGGCGCGGTGCGCTCACCTACCTGTTGCGCGGCGGCGAGGTTACGAACATGGGCGTGCTGTGAAACGGATGCGCTGCGCCGATCGTGCTTGGCTGGCGATGGGCCTCGGGATCGCGGCCTACGAGGTGACGTGCCCCCGCGGCGAACTGCTCAGCGAGGGCGTCGACAGGTACCTCGCGCGGCGCCCGTGGACGACTCACGTCGTGATCGTGGGCCTGGCGCTGCACCTGCTCAACCTGCTGCCGCACCGGCTCGACCCGCTGCACCAACTCGCTCGCCTCGGCGGCCGGTAGCTAACGCCGGCGAGCACCTCGAGAACCGTCGCTGACCTGCGGCGATCCTGCTAAACGCCGATATCCGGCAAACATCGTGAACGCCCCTCGTCGACCTCGGCGGGGGGCGTTTTCGTGTCTGTGTTGACGTACATACACCGGGCGTCGTATTGTTGGCATGGCAACAACGCCAAGGGATAGGAGCCCCCGAAATGAGTACGCCCACAATGACAGTCCGCGCACTGTCCGAAACGGAGGCCGCACAGATGGCTAAGGGTCTGGCCGTGACCGTCGGCGGCCGTCGCCGCACGATCCCGGCGCTGAACGTACCGCGGTATCAGAACATGCTCGATCAGGTCGAGGTCGATTACCCCGGCGACGAGAACGCGCACCGACGCAAGGGCGCGATCGAGGCCGCCGCACGGTTCCTGTGCGACGAGGCCGACGTCGCCGAGGCTGTCGGCGACGAGCTGGCTGTCGCCCGTGAGGAATACGAGCGTGCGACCGCTGCGGCCCGCGCGATCGTGCTGCTGTCCGTCGAGGAAGGCGTTAGCGAGCTGAGCCTGTCGCAGCGCCTCGGTATCAACCGGCTGACCGTGCGCAAGTACCGCGGCAAGCTCGATCGCAAGTGGCAGCGCGGATGAGCGCCGAGCAGAGCGTGCGCGAGGCGATCTGGGCCGCGATCTACAACAACACCAGCCCGGCCGATCAGTTCGACGCGGTGCTCGCCGCGGTGCCCGGCGAGGGCGAGGTGTGGGTTGTCGACGTGTCGGCCGAAGGCCCCGAGGGCGGCGACTATGACGGGTGGCAGTTCGTGCACGCCTCGCGCGAGGGCGCCGTCGGGCGCCTGGTCGAGAAGCTCGTCGAGTACGGCCTCGGCGACGTCGAGCCGTTCGGCAGCGCCACGGCCGACGATGGCAGCATGGCGGGCGAGTACGAGGCCGACGGCCGCAGCGTGAGCTACGGCGTGCACAGGATGCCGGTCGAGCCGTGAGCGGCCTGCAGGCGCGGCCCGAGGTGCTACCCGTGTTCTCGATCCCGCTCGGCCCGATCGTGGCTGAGGCCCGCGCAGCGGCCCGTGTCGAGCGGCAGCGCCTCGACGATCAGCGAGCCCGCGGCGGCCGTCGCCGCTGACCCCGTTCGGGAAACGCCCCGGTTCCGTGACCTGCGGAATCGGGGCGTTTTCGTGTTCGTGTTGACAGGTCGACAGCCCGAGGGTTACTGTATGCATACCAACAGCGCCCCGGCGCCGAGGATTGAAAACTCAAGAGAGACAAAGGGATAGGAGCCCATTATGGCAATCAACACGACGTTCCCCATGCACTGCGACCGCGGCACGATCAACGGGCAGAAGGTGCCCCGCGACTACATGGTGTCGGGTGCCGAGGCCCGCGAGCTTGCCGAGTTCGACGACGCGCTCACGCTGCAGGAGTACCGCACGCTGCAGTCTGTGGTCAGCGGCGGCCTGCCGGTCGTGCTGGTCACGCGCGAGCGTGTCGGCAGCGAGGGCAAGGTCGCGCGGATGCGCAGGACTGTGATTATCGAGCACGCGCTCGTTACTCCGAATGCCAAGGCGAGCAACCGCATTCGCGTGCGGTATTCGGGGTTTGAGCACTACGTCTGGCTGCAGGACGTGGTTTCGATCAAGACACCCGACGTCGAGTACCTCGACTGACGGCCCCAACCGAGACGCCCCGCCGGGCAACTGGCGGGGCGTTTCGTGTCCCGAGTTGTGTAGGTGCATACAGCCGTGCTACTGTATGCATACCAACAACGCAGCACCGAGGGATAGGAGCCCACGATGACCGGATACACCAAGGCCGAGGCCAAGGCAAGCGACGCGATCCTCGCCGACCTGAGCGAGGTCGTGTACGAGGCGAGCAGCGCCGTCGAGGCGACCGTCGCCCCCGTGCACCGCGCAGCGGGCGACAAGATGGATTACCGGCGCCGTACGCCCCGCTGGAACATGACGTTTGCCGACGCCCTGGCTGCCGCTGCGGGCTCGGATGCCGTCGCCGCGTACGAGGTCGCGCTCGACGCTCACAAGGCCGCACGCGCGGCCGTCAACGCCCATGAGGTCGCCAACTACAAAGGTTGGCTGCGGTTCTTTCTGGTGCAGGGCGGGCACATTCACCGCTCGACGGGCTGCTCGTCGCTGCACATGACGACCCGTATCGGCTGGCTGCCCAACCTGTCGGGCGAGACTGAGGCCGAGGCCGTCGCCGAGCACGGCGCGATGCTGTGCACCAAGTGCTTTCCGTCGGCGCCGGTCGAGTGGACGATGGGCAAGGCGGCCCCGGCCGATCAGTGCCCCGGCTCGGCGACGTGGGATTACCCGCGCGAGACGGCCCGCACCGGCTACTGCTCGGGCAACTACGGCGTGTGCTCGCACTGCGGCGAGCGCGTGACGATCAGCAGCACGGGCAAGATGCGCAAGCACAAGACCCCCGGCAAGTAGGCCGCGAGGCCCGGCGGGCAGCCAGCTCGCCGGGCCTCACAGTGACGGGTAGTACCGTTTACGGGACAAACGAGGATAGGAGCCTCTCATGGTGAACACGAAAATGACCCGCACGCAGTTGCTCGCGGCGGCCCGCGGCGAGCGCCTGGCGATCGAGCAGGACAGCCTCGCCAAGCGCAAGGCGATCAAGGATCTGCAGCGCGGGATCGACGAGAACGACGCCCGGCTGCGCGCGATCGAGCAGACGATCGGGCACCTGACCTAGCCCCCGCTGTACCGACGCCCCCGGCAAGCTCGACGCCGGGGGCGTTGTCGTGCGCCCGATTACGGCCCTGAGTTGTACACCTGCATACAGTCGTGTTACTGTATGCATGGCAACAACGCCACGGGATAGGAGCCCAAAATGCAGGAGCACTTTTACCTCGGAACGCACGAGCCCTCTTGGCTGCGCACCGCGGGCGTGCCGCTGTTCGTCTCGCACCGTCGCCTCTCGCGCCTCAAGACGGGCCTGCCGGTCGCTGCTGAGCGTTGGGCGCTCGATTCGGGCGGTTTCAGCGAGCTGAGCATGTTCGGCGGCTGGCAGACCACGGCGGCCGAGTACGTCGCGGCCGTCAAGCGGTACGACGAGCAGATCGGCAAGCTGGAATGGGCCGCGCCGCAGGATTGGATGTGCGAGCCCGACATGATCGCCAAGACGGGCCTGAGCGTCGTCGAGCACCAGCGCCGCACCGTTGCGAACTACGTCGACCTGCGCGCCCGCTGGGCCGACGTGAGCGACAGCGAGCTTGTGTTTATGCCGGTGCTGCAGGGCTACGCGGTCGAGGATTACCTGCGCTGCATGGACATGTACGCCGAGGCGGGCGTCGACCTCGGCGCCGTGCCGCTGGTGGGCGTCGGCAGCGTGTGCCGTCGCCAGCACACCGACGAGATTCGCGCCGTGTTTGAGGCAATCCTCGGCCGCGACGCGGGCCTGCCGGTGCACGGGTTCGGCGTCAAGTCGCTCGGGCTCAAGGTGTACGGCGATCTGCTCACGACGGCCGACTCGATGGGCTGGTCGTTCAACGCTCGCAAGAATGCGCCGCTGCCGGGCTGCACTCACGCGAAGTGCTCCAACTGCCTGCTGTGGGCGCTCCGCTGGCGCGAGAAGTTCGTCAAGGCGGCCCCGGTGTTCGGCAACGTCGACAGCGCGCTGACGCGCTCGGCTGCGGCCCTGTTCGACGACGACGAGGCGACGCTGTTCGACGTCGCGTAGCCAGCTCGCTGAGGCGCCCCCTGCGGATACCCGCGGGGGGCGTTTTCGTGTCTCTGGTGCACTCACAGGCGGCGCTGCGGTGCACTCGCTGCCGACTGCCCGGCGAGGCCCTCGGCGAGGTCGACGACCAGGTGCTCGACACGCCCGCGGCGGCCCTGCTCAGCGGCGACCTGCGGCGATCCGGCGCCCCGCTGAGTGCACCTGTGAGTGCACCTTGGGACGAAAACATGCCCTGACCTGTGCCCCCACCAGGGCTCGAACCTGGGACCTGCGGATTAAAAGCCCGACAGTTGGCACCCGGCGACCAGGCGAAATGCGTTAAACCCCTAGCCCGTTGGTCTCGGTTTGACCTGGCATAACTACCCGCGCGAGTGCACCGCGTGAGTGCACGTGAGTGCACTACGCTGGCGCCGTACCCGAGGGGATAGGAGCCCGAGACATGGCAACGAAACGCAAGGCGGCACCGAGACGCGCGAACGGCGACGGGTCGCTCAAGTGGAGTGAGGCCCGGCAGTTGTGGGTCGGCCGCGCGACGTATTACAACGCCGACGGCGACCGTAAGCAGAAATACGTGTACAGCAAGGATCGCGGCGAGGCCGCCGAGAAGCTGCGCAAGCTGCAGGACGCGCTCGCCAAGGGCAAGCCGTCGGCGCTCGCGCCGAGCATGACGCTGGCGGCGTACCTCGATCACTGGCTCGACAACGTGATGAGCGACCACGTGCGGCAGAAAACGTACCGGCACCATGAGGGCAGCATCCGGCTGTATATCAAGCCGCACATTGGGCATAAGCGCCTCGATCGGCTCACGGGCGACGACGTGCGCGACATGGCGCGCAAGGTTGCGCAGGGTTCATCGCGCAATGCGCAGAAAGCGCACCAGACGCTCAAACAGGCGCTCAAGGATGCAGTGCCCGACTACCTCGACCGCAACCCGTGCGAGGGCGTCAAGAAACCGACGCACCTCGCGGCCGAGGTCGAGGGGTTCCCGCTCGACGTCGCGCAGCGCATCCTGCGCACGGCCGAGCAGATCGACGCACGCGGCGACGGCCCGGCGCTTGCGACCAGGTGGCAGGCCGCGTTTCTGACCGGCGCCCGCGAGGGCGAGTTGCTCGGGCTCACATGGGATCGCGTCGACTACGCAGGCGGGCGCCTGATCGTGCCGTGGCAGTTGCAACAGTTGTCGCAGACGCACGGCTGCGGCGAGCGTGAGCGCACCGAGGGCGGCGAGCTGGCTGCAGCGTGGCCGTGCGGACGTGTGCGCCCCGGCTGGTGCCCTGAGCGTCGGTGGGATCTGCCGCGCGACACTGAGCACACGGTGCTGCACAGGTCGCTCGTTTTGACGCGCCCCAAGACCAAGGCGGGCCGCCGCGCGGTGCCCCTGATCGAGCCGCTGGCTGACCGGCTGCGCGAGCACCAGGCCGCGACTGCGCACCTGCCCAACCCGCACGGCCTGGTGTGGCATCACGACGACGGGCGCCCGCTCGATCCCAACCGCGACCGCGAGGCGTGGCACGCGCTGCTCGCGGCGGCCGAGGTGCCCGTCGTCAAGGGCGAGAACAACGGAATGCACCGAGCCCGGCACACGACGGCAACGCTGCTGCTGCACTATGGCGTTGACCGGCACGTGATTGCCGCCGCGATCGGGCACAGCAAGGCGTCGACCACCGAGCTTTACCAGCACGTCGACCTCGACCTCGCACGCGAGGCGTTCGGGCACCTCGGCGCCCTGGTCGTCGGCGGCGATCCGGTAAACGAAAGCGGTTCGCCTATGGCCGATGTCGTCGACCTGAGTACGCGCCGTCGTCGCAGATGAGGCGCCGATTGTCGCCCGCGCAAGATATGTTTACGCACGTGATGGCACAGGTTGACCGCGAGCCGGTCGAGGTCAGCATCGAGAAGTGGCGCAGCGCGGGGCGGCACTACGCCAAGCAGGCGCAGGAAATGCTGCTAGACCTCGACGAGGCGGCGCCCGAGGGCGACGAGCGCCTCAAGGGAATGATCGAGGTCACGGCGACGGCGAGCCTGGCGCAGATGTATTTCGCAATGGCGCACGACGTGCACTGTTTCGGCAAGCTGCCACCTGCGCAGGCGCCCGACGAGTAGCGCGCAATGTGAACGGCCCCCGGCGACGATGCCGGGGGCCGTTTGCTGTTTGTGGGGGATATGGCGCCAACCTGCGATTACCTGCGGCGCCGGCACTTAGCTGACGGCGGCCTCGGGCGGCTGGTCGTCGAACATGCACCGAGGTGGGGGCGGGGCGTGGGTGCGCATCCGGTGCGCGTCGATCGTGTCGAGGCGCAGCGATCGGCGCGAGGTGCGCGTGTGCCAGAGCAGGCCCCGGTGCGGCCACATCTTGCCGAGCCACGACCAGGCGGCGGCCGTCGCGACGGCGACCACGGCGAGGCAGCGCAGCCATTCGACGACCTCGGCGAGGTGCCCGAGGCTGTCCCAATAGCTCGCCATGCGCACGGCGACGGCCGCGAGCACCAGCCAGCTCGCTGCGAGGTACAGGTTTGTGATCCGGCTCGGGCCGCTGCTCGTCGAGCGCACGATGCGCAGTACGCGGATGAGCAGGCAGGTGAGATAGACCAGCGTGACGTACCAGACCACGCGATAGGCGACAAGCCAGCCGGTTTCGGCGTTGACGCTGCCGAGGTCGACGTCGGGGTGCTTCTGCATCACTGCGGACATGAGCATTGCGCTGAGCATGAGCGGCACCATGAGCGTTACCGGCCAACGCACCAGGGCGTCGAGGATCTGGGCGCGCTCGTCGCGCTCGGCGAGCCGGTAGAGCGTCTGGTGCAGTAGCGCGATCGTGGCGCCGATCCAGAGCAAGTGCCCGAGGACGGTATCGAGGTATCCGTAACCCGTTGCGAGATATAGCCAGCGGCCGACGGGGCACTCGTCGCTGATCAGGTAAGTGCCGAGGCCCAACATGAGAACCGCTGCGGTGGCGCCCTGTTCGCCGGGCACCTTCCAAGTTCGCTTGCGGATCAGTAGGGCTGTCGCGGCGGCACCCGCGGCAAACATGGTTACGGTCACGTTGCGACTGTACGACCATTCCCATAAATGGGACAAATGAGGTTGGTCACAAGTTGGTCACGGCAGGTTTAAAGATCGGAAACACCGCGGCGCACAGCGAGTTCGGACACCTTGCGACGCGGCCGACGGGCGGGCGCCTCGACCGTCGGGGGCGCCTGAATGGCGCCGCTGCGCAGCGCGTCGGCGACCTCGATCACGGCCTCGGGGCTCACGACGCCGAAGCGCAGCAGTAGGTCAACCTCGTTGATCTGCAGGTTATTTGCGGCCCGCACCAGGTTGTCGGCGCTGGCGAGCTTGCCCTCGTCGATCTGCACGTAATACCGGGATCTGCTCATTTGCAACGCTTCCAGAATCTCGCGCAGCTTGAGCGGGCGCCCGACGAGATACCCGAGCACTGCGGAGAGCGATTTACCGCTGTCGTCCATCGTGTTCCTATCCCCCGACGTGTACTCAATGTCCAGAAGTAGACAACGAGTGTTTTCCTGTCGAGCACGTTAGTCCAGAAAACGGGACTAGGCAACCGTTTCGGGAAACTATGCGCACGCTGTGACGTGCAGATTTGTACGCCTGTACGAGTTCCGAGCGATCGGGGCAGGCAGTCTCGCATACGGGTGCGACACTCCCGGAAACGCACTGATGTTCCCGGATACGGGACTGTTCGTGTACGTTTCCCGACGTGCCCAAAACGAAACACCGGCTGCGATGGAAGCCGGAAAACGTCGCAAAGATCCTCACTGACAACGGAATCCAAGATCGCAACCACCTGAGCAAGACGATTCACGTCGGCCGCACGACCGTGTACTCGGCGTTCGGCCCCGACTGGTCGGGCGACGCGACCGCAGGCGTGCTCGCCGCGGTGGCCCGCACGTTCGACGCCAAGCTCGACGACCTCGCCGAGGCCGCCGCATGAAGGCCGCTGAGGTCGTCGTCGAGGTCGAGCCGCTGCTCGTCACGCGCGAGGATGCGGCCCGCATTCTGTGCCTGTCGACCGTCGAGCTTGACAAGCTGCGCGCCAACAGCAAGCTCGTCGCCCGCAAGTACGGCCGCAAGGTGCTGTTTCCCCTCGACGAACTGCGCCGGTTCGCGTCGTCGCTGCCCGCCGATCAGTTGGGGGCCTGACATGGCTAACCCGGCACGTCGCGCCGCTACCGAGATTCGGCTGCGCCGCGAACTGAACGACGCACTGCGCGAACGGAATACGGCCCGCAATGAGGTCGAGGCGGGTCGACAGGTGATCAGCGCGCAGGGCGAGCAGATCAATCTGCTGCAGATCAACGTCGGGCACTACGCCAACGAGTACGCCGAGGCCGACGCGGCGCACCGCGCGGCGCTGGCAGACCTCGCCGAGGCGTACCGCGAGCTGGCTGCTGCCCGGCTCGATCTGTTCAACGAGCGGGCGCACGTGCCCGTGTTCGTCGAGCCCGACGGCGACAGCAGCGAATGAGGCCGGAAACGACACAACCCCCGCTGAGGGCGGGGGCTGGCCGACACAACCAAGGGATAGGAGCCACTTGTTATGCCGTGCAGAATCTTAGCTCACCTCGGGCTCATTCGACCGGACGACCCGACGATTGCGCAGCAGGTCGAGAAGCTGGTCGGCGCGCAGATCGACGACATTCTCAACGATCCCGAGGCGCCGCTGCCGCTGGCCCTGTACGGGCTCGCGTGGGAGACGGCACTGACCGTCGAGCACCTGGTCGAGTTGTTCGTCGCCCGTCCGATCGTCGGGCTGCTCGCGCGGGCGGTGGCCCGATGAGCCCCGCACCGTACTGCCTGCCCTGCAACCGTCACCATGTCGACGCCTGCCCGCCGGGCGAGCGCCTGTGGGCGTTGCTCGGCGTGCTGCTGCTCAACGTCGCAATGGTGATCGTCGGCCTGGCGGCCGGTGCGCTGTGGCTCGGGCTCGGCGCGGGGGTGCTGCCGCTGTGAGCTTCTGCATCGCATACGGCGCCAAGCCGCCGCAGCAGATCACGCTGTCGCACGACGAACTGCGGGCCGCTGCAGCGGTTCTCGACACGTACCGGGCCGAGGGGCTGACGTCGCTCGGCGCGGTCGCCGCCGCGGTGTCGGCAGTCAACACGATGCGCACGCCCGGCCGTACGGCCGACTGCGCCGACTGCCAGCGTGACGACGCGACGTGCCCCGGTCACCTGCCTGCCCGTGAGGTGAGCGCGTGAGCCGCAGTAGGGCCGCCGCGGATGCTCGCCGGGCACGCAGGCGCGACGAGCGCGGCCGGATCGCCGAGAACACGGACGTGCTCGACATGTTCAAGCCGGGCGTCGGCGCGACCGCGACAACCGACGAGGTGTGCCGATTGCTGCGCGTCGACTACCGCACGGGGCTGCGCAATGTGCTCAACCGTCACGGTGACGAATTGGTTGCAGCGGGTTGGGATAAGGGCGCGGGTACGTTCACGCGCTCGGCAGTGATTCGGGTTGCGCTGCTGCTGCGCCCGGCGACGTCGCCCCGCGCGGCGCGAATTGCCAAGGCCGCCAAGGCGGGCAGCAAGCTGATCAGTTTCGACCACGCCCCGCGGTCGCAGCAGTGCGCGAGCATTCTCGATCGCGCGTTCTCGCTCGCTGAGCAGATCCGCGACGACGACCCCGGCGAGGTGTGGGCGGCGCTTAACCGGCTCGACCGGCACGCGGTGCAGGGCATGGCTGTGGCGCTGGCGGCAATGGTGCCCGTCGATCAGCCGGGGCTGACGAAATGGCTGCGGTCGCTTGGCGATACCGCGACGGGCGGGCTGCAGCAGTTGGTGCCTACCCGCGACACGACAACGGGCCTGCCGCTGAGCGTGCTCGATCAGATCGAGGCCGACGACGAGGCCGACCAGAACGACGAAAGCGAGACAGCGTGAACGCCCTTACCCTACCAGAGGATTGGGAGAACGACGCACTGTGTGCGCAGTCCGATCCTGAGGCGTTCTTCCCCGAAAAGGGGCAGAGTGCTGAGCCCGCTCGCCGGATCTGCCGGGGCTGCCCGGTGCTCGACGACTGCCTCGACCGTGCCCTCGGGTACGACGGCGAGGTGTTCGGCGTGTGGGGCGGCCTGACGCAGCGGGATCGGCGCGATATCCGGCGGGGGCTCGCTGAGCGCCCGGCCCGCCGCGAGGCTGTCGAGGTCGCAGCGTGAGCGATCGGGGCAGCGTGGTCTGCGAGGTCTGCGGAATGTACGACTCGCGCGTGTTCGACCCGTGCGGCGCGCACTGGTGCAAGGTGTGCGACCTGATGGGCCTCGGCGAGCTGGCTGTGCGCTGGCGCCTCGACGACATGGCCGAGGGCATGGGGCGGGCGTTCGACGCGGCCGTGTTCCTCGACCTGCGCGTCGAGGCGGGCGAGGTCGTCGAGAGTCTCGCCCTGGCCGATCGCGCGTACGTGTACGAGGACGTGCTCGGCGCGCATTGGGGCTGGCACCGCGCGGCCGACAGTTGGCTCGCGTGGAACACGGCCCCGTACAGCGAGGGTCGCGGCGCCGTCGGCCCGTTCCGGCGGGTGCTGCGCAACGTCGTCGAGGTGAGGCTCAGCAACACGGCCGGCGAGCCTGCTACCAGCGCGTTTGTCGAGTCTGGCAAAGCCGAGGACATGCAGCCCGACGTGCCGGTCGGCGATGCGGTCGACCAGCCGAGCCACTACAACCAAGGCCCCCCGTGCAAGGGCTGCGGGCGGCCGATCGAGTGCCTGGACATAACCGAGCACATGAATTTCTGCCTCGGCAACACCGTCAAGTACGTGTGGCGCTGCGACCTCAAGCACGACGCAATCGAGGATCTGCGCAAGGCGCGCAAGTACCTCGATACCGAAATCGCCCGGCGCGAGGCACAACTCGTCGCCGAGTTCACAACAAGGGATAGGAGCAAGTCAGCATGATTCGCAGGATTGCCGCAGCAGCGGCGGCCGTCGTGATCGCCCTCGGCACCGCAGGGTGCGCGACCAGTGAGCAGCAGTGGCGCACCGGCTGCGAGGTGCAGGCCAAGGACATTCTGCTGGGCGGCAGCGACGGGAACACCACGCGCACAAAGCGACTCACGACGTCGTGCGGGTCGTTCAACGTCGAGGACGCGATCGAGGTCGGGCATTTCAACTCATGGGATCTGTGGACGCAGCTACAGGTCGGGCAGCGGTACGACCTGTTCACGGGCGGCCCGCGTATCGGCTGGCTGTCGGCGTTCCCGGTCGTGCTGGAAGTCAAGCCCGCCGCGTGACCGACAGCAAGCGCCCCTGGTGGGCAGATCGTGAGGTCGTCGAGACGTGGGTCGAGCAGCAGCGTTTCGACGCAACGCTCGCCTACCTCGGCGGCCTCACGGTCGCTGTTGAGCACCGGATCGCTTACGGCGTGGACGATCCCGCGGCGGCAGCCAGCTCGGCGCTCGCACGGCTCGACGCGCTGCACGACGGCGACAACCTGACGATCGGGCGCCTGTCGCTCGACGAGCACCAGGGCCTCGACATGGTGCTGTCGCTCGGCGAGGACGGGATGCAGTGCCGCATCGAGACGACGCGGCCCGAGCCGCTGCCGTTTCAGCGGGGCGACCCGGCGCACGTGATGGTGTGCTGCTGCTCGCACGGCTACACCGATCACAGCGACGTCGGGTGCTCGCACTGCGCGCACTGCTCACGGTTCCGCTATTCACACGACGACGACGAAAGGCAAAGCAATGGCTGATGTTTCAGCAGTCAAGGGGCAGGTCGAACTGCTGCGGTACGCCCGCGCCGAAAAAGCGAAGTGGGCCGAGGTCGAGAAGGCCGCTAAGTCGGCGATCGACGAGGCCCTCGGCGCCGACGACGAGGGCAAGGTCGACGGCCTGGTCGTCGTCACGCGCAGCCGGATCAAGACGTCACGGCTCGACGGCAAGCTCGTCAAATCGCTGTACCCGGCCGTCGCTGCCGAGTGCATGAACACGTCCGAGTCGACCCGTATCGACGTGGCCGACAACAACACCGAGGGATAGGAGCCCAACATGGCAAGGCAATTGATCGTCGTCGATATCGAGTCGACGAGTCTCGATCACGGCACGGCCGCACCCGTCGAGGTCGCGCTGATCAACGTCGACACGGGCGAGTCGCTGCGGTTCGTCCCGCACGTCACGGTCGAGCAACTGGCCGCCGCTGAGCCCAAGGCAATGGAGGTGAACAGGTACTACGAACGCGGGTTGTGGCGCGAGGCGCTCGACGCCAGTCAGACGGCGGTCGCGTGGGCCGAGGTGCAGGACTGGCTGCGCGGCAACGTGTTCGCGGGCAGTAACCCGGCGTTCGATTCGGCGATCGTCGCGCGCCAGCTTGCCGGGGGCGTGTTCCCGCTGCCAGTCGGCCGCGTGTGGCATCACCGGCTCGGCGACCTGTCGGCGTTCGCGGCGGGCAAGTTCGACGTCGACCCGACCGAGCTTGAGGGCCTCGACGCGGTGGTCGAGCGCCTGGCCCTCGCCAGCGTCGAGCGACACACGGCGATGGGCGACGCGGCGGCAACGGCGCTGTGCTTCGACGTCCTGCGCCACATTCCGGCCGCGCACCTGATCGACGCCAAGGCCGCCGCACTGGCAGCCGCGCACCGGCTCGGCGGGGGCCTGTGATGGCGTTCTCATGGGCAGGGCAGCAGATCGAGCCGGGCGCCGTCGTGTGGCGCGGCGCGCGTGACGGCAACACGTCCACGTTCAAGATCGGCCGCGTGCTGGCGTGCGACGGCGGCAAGGCCCGCGTGCAGTGGGTCGCCGAGCAGGGTTGGGGCGGCGACGCCCGTCTGCTCAATTCCAAGGGCAGCCCGTCGATCGACAGCCTTGCGCTGATCGACCCGGCGACGCTCAGTAGCAAGATCCGAGAGGCGTTGGGCGAATGAGCAATTGGGCACACGTGGGCAACGTGTCGGTACCGATGAACCGAGGCAAGCTCGGCGGGCGCGAGTTCGTCGAGAACGTCGAGGTGCAGGTCGGCGTACGGGCAGACCTCGGCGAGGTGGTCGTGCAGGTCGACGGCAACACCAAGGGCGTTCTGCCGACGCTGCAGCCCGACCAGGCCGCCGCATTCGGCACGCTGCTGGCGCGGGCCGCGGGCGCCGCGGGCGAGCTGGCTACGGCGTACAAGTCGTATCAGGACGCGCTGCAGGCGGCCGAGGATCGGCTCGCCGAGGCGATGGGACAGCAGCAGGTGGCGCGATGAGCGACAGCGGCGCATTTCTCGGGCTGACGGCCGACGCCCCGGCGCGCGACAAGCCGCCAACCGAGACACAGGAAATCAACGCGGCGCTGCTCGCCGACCTCAAGGGCGTGTTTCGCCGATCGTGGGCGCAGCACGGCCGGTCGCTGCAGCGTGCCCTCGGGCCGTCCGAGGTTGGGCACCCGTGCGTGCGTCGATTGGCAACGGCGACAATGGCATACCCGCGGGTCAACCCCGAGGGCGATCCGCTGCCCGCGTGGCTCGGCACGGCCGGTCACACCAAGTTTGAGGATGCGGTCGACCTCGACAATCAGCGGATTATCGACGAGTGGATCGCCGACCGTGAGCAGCGGTGCACGGTGCTGCGCAGTGTCGCGGAGCACGGCGACGAGCCGCAGTACGTCGGGCGGTGGTTCACCGAGCGGCGCGTGCAGGTGAGCGGCGGCCTGGCGGGCACGTGCGACCTGTACGACACATGGACTGGCACCGTCATTGATCTGAAATTCCCTGGCGCAACCAAGTTTCAGGCGTACAAAAAGGCCGATCAGCGGGGCGTGCTCGCCGACGAGGCGCCCGAGTACCAGGTGCAAGCGCACTGCTACGGCCGCGGGTACCGAAACGAGGGGTTCGCGGTCAATCGCGTTGCAATCTGGTTCATTCCGCGCGGCGGGCAGTTGTCGAGTTCGTTCGTCTGGTCTGAGCCGTACAACGACCAGGTGGTCAACGACACGCTCGGCAAGCTCGAAAATATCGCGCTGGCGCTGCACGACCTCGATATCGAGGACCATCCCGAGCGCCTGGGGCTGCTGACCAGGACACCGCACAACTGCATGTTCTGCCCGTACTTCACAACCAAGGCTGACCCTGAGCAGCCGTGGGCGTGCACGGGCGGCGCGCAGTGAGCGGGCACTACATGACGACGGTTCCCGAGGGCTGCGCCTGCCATTGGTACCCGGTGCGCGATCCGGCCGAGCCGCAACTCGGGTCGTGGCTCGACGGCGAGCCCAACCCGGCGTGCTGGGTGCACTTCCCGGCGCCGTGGCGTATCCGGCGCCTGGTCGAGCCGCTGCCGACGCTGCGGCACGACGAGCCCGCCGGGCAGGTCGTGGTCGGGTGGGTCGTCGAGCAGCGGGTGCAGTTCGCAGGGATGCCCGAGGCCGAGTACGTCGTCGTCGACTACTACCCGTCGGGCGACGCTGCACACGCGGCGTTTGCCAACCGCGGCGTTTTGGTGGCGTGACGTGCACGGATGCAAACTTGCCGGCGTTAGCTCGGCACGGTTCGGCGATCCGACGCGGTGGCTCATTACCCGCCGCGCGGGTCGCTGGACCGTGCGCCCGCCGGTCGGCACGTTCTGGGGCAGCCGCACCGACCACGACACAGGCGACCAGGCCCTCGCCGACTACCGACACCAGACCGCACGCACCAGGGGATAGGAGCCCAACATGACCCAACGATCCGACGTCGCCGACAGGGCGGCGAGACTGCACCTGTCACTGTCAGCCCCGGCTGCGGCCGACGTCAACGCCTGGCTGTGGCAGCAGCAGATCGACCAGAACACGGCAACCGAGCGCGTCGCTGACCGGCAGGTGCGTCTACTGACCGTGCAGCGCGAGATTCTCGACAGCCAGCTCGCTGAGCAGACAGCGCGCCGCGACGGCGCACGGCAGGCGATCGAGGTTGCCCGCGAAATGCTGGCGGCGTGCGAGGCCGCACAGTGAGCGCCCGGTCGACGTTCACGGCCCGTTACGACGGCCGGTGCACGGCGTGCCCGAGCCCGGTTCAAAAAGGCGACGAGGTGGCTTTTTTGAGCGATGGGGGCCTTATACATGTTGATTGCGAGGACACCTCGCAAGAGACGACCAGCGCGCGACGTCACCCTGTGTGCGTCACGTGCTGGCTTGAGCATCCGAAAGGTGAGTGCCCGTGAGTCGTCACGACTGCCCCGGCGAGGGTTGCGGGTACTGCGAGAGCCGGATCGAGCGAGCGGAGTACGAGAGGTCGCATTACCGCGACGACGAGTACCCCGATTACTACGACGGCACATGAGCACCGCAGCGCAGGCGGGCCGCTAGGCGAACTGCGCAGAACACAACGCACACAACTGAATACAGGAGACACAGCACACATGAGCAATGACTCGTACGGGTTCCTCGGCGGCGGCGGCCCGGCGTCGGCCAAGTTCAAGAGCCACGGCGACACCGTGGGCGGCCCGATCGCGGTCGAGCCCGAGCAGCGCCAGCAGACCGACATGAAGACCAACGAGGGCCTGACGTGGCGTGACGGCAGCCCGCGGATGCAACTCGTCGTGACCGTGCAGACGGACCTGATCGACCCCGAGATCGAGGACGACGACGGCCTGCGCCGTCTGTTCGTCAAGGGCGAGATGCGCAAGGCCGTGCAGAAGGCCGTAATCACGGCCGGTGCCCGCGGCCTCGACGTCGGCGGCGAGCTGTACCTGACGTACGTCGGCGACGGCGAGAAGCAGGGCAACCTGTCGGCGCCGAAGCTGTACACGGCCGTGTACAAGAAGCCCGCCAACCCGAATGCCGCAGCCCCGGCGCAGGCCGCGACCGCACCGACCACGGCGCAGATCCCCGAGGGCCTGAGCCCCGAGGCGATCGAGGCGCTGCGGGCCGCGGGAATGGTCAAGTAGCCCGACACACCGCGAGGTGAGGCGAGCCGGTGGCGCATGACGTCACCGGCTCGCCGTGTCTCTCAAGCAGTTTCGACACACCAGGGATAGGAGCCCCTCACATGCTGACCGTCTACACGACCGGCCCGCAATGCAGTAAGTGCAACCTCACCAAGCGCGCGTTTGACGCGAAGGGCGTCGAGTACACCGAGGTGCGCCTCGACGAGGCCGACGAGACGATCGCCGCTGAGTTCATCGCCGAGGGGCACCGCGTGGCCCCGGTCGTCGTCGACAACCTCACGGGCACCAAGTGGTCAGACTTCCGGCGGGACATGATCAAGGCGTCGATCGACGCTCGCGCGGCGGCCTGAATGGCAACCGACGCAAGGCTATTCGACCGCATCGCGCTGTCACGTGCTGACGGCCGGTGCGAGTGCGAGGGCGTCTGCGGCCGGTCGCACAGGTTCGGCCTGCATACCCGCTGCGGCAACATTCACGGGCGCCCGGCGCTGCACGGCGCCGACAAGCTGGTCAGCCTCACGGTTGCGCCGCTCGACGGCAACGCCCGAAACATGGCCGACGGCAACGTGATCACGTTCTGCCAGTCCTGCGCCAAGCGCCACAAAGCCAAGCTGCAGGCCGCCGCGGACAAAGCCGCTGAGCGAGCGGCGGCAGAGGACAACGGGCTGTTCGCACTGTGAGCGCGAACGCCCCGGCCCGACAACTGAATAGAGGACTGAGTGAACGGCCTAACTGACCTGCTCGACCTGCTCGGCTACGCCGACGGCGAGCACGTGAGCCTCAACTACCAGGCGCCCGGCGGGCCGTTCTCGTCGACCGTCGTCGAGTTCGTCGAGGACAGCGACAGCCTGCAGGGCCTCGCAATGTCGCTCGGCAACGACCGCAACCTGTGGTTCGGCGTCAACCCGACGCGCGCCCGCGGTGTCGACGAGAAGGGCCGCGGTACGGCCGAGGACGTCACGCGCCTGGCCGCGATCTGGTGCGACCTCGACGTCAAGGCGGGCGCCTGCCGCGACCTCGCGCACGCGCACCAGGTGATCGACGAACTGAGCGCCATTCTGGGCACCCGGCCGTCGGCCGTCGTGATGAGCGGCAATGGGCTGCAGCCGTATTGGCCGATCGACGACGGGCTGATTGCAGCCGAGGGCGTCGAGGGAATGGAAGCGCACAGCGCCGAGCTACGCGCCGACGCGGCGGCCCTGCTCAAGCGTTGGGGCCGTCTGGCGTGCATCGTCGCCGACGGGCTCGGCGCCAAGATCGACCGCGGCGTGTACGACCTCGCCCGCGTGCTGCGCGTGCCCGGCAGCTACAACCGCAAGGATGAGGCCGAGCCGAAGCTCGTCACGATCGACGCCGACACGGGCGCCCCGCTGGGCCTCGACGAACTGCGCGAGCGCCTCGACGAGCACGGCGTCGCCGAGTACGAGGGCGACCGGCGCACCTCGCACGACGTGATCAGCAAGCCGGATACGTGGCAGTTCGCGCAGGGCACCTGCGAGTATTTCGCGCCGACGCTCAAGGCGTGGTCTGAGGAACCGCTGACCGAGCGGCACCCGTGGCTCGTCAAGGTCAGTGTGCGGCTGATGGCGGCCGTTCGGAACAAGTGCCTGACCGGCGACGAGTACGCCGAGGCCCGCAAGATGATCGGCGATCGGTTCGTCGCCGCGACCGGCGAGGCGCGAGCGTTCGAGGTGCGCAGCGCATTTGAGTGGGCAACCGATCACGTCGCAACCAAGACGGACGCCGAGCTGGCTACCGAGTTCGGCTCGCACCTGCACCTGTGGGAGCGGGCCGCGCCGAGGCAGATCGAGCTAGCCCCGATGCCCGGCCGCGACGACGACGAGCACCAGGCCGACGAGCCCGCGGCGCCGACCGGCTCGACGTCGGCGCCCTCGACGGATGGCTCGCTGGCGCCGGTCGTCGATATCAACGCTCGACGCGGCGAGGCGCCCCCGGCCGTCACGCTGACCGAGACGGGTAACGCTGACCTGTTCGTCGGCGCGTGGGCCGAGCGCCTCAAATACTGCCCCGACACGGGCAAGTGGCTGTCATGGCAGGGCGACCGCTGGCAGCACGGCACCGACAACGGCGAGGCGCTCGTCGCGGCCCGGCAGGTCGTCGAGGCGATCCGCATTGACGACGACAGCCCGCGCGACCTGATCCAGCACCGTATGCGCAGCCTGTCGCGCAAGGGCCTTGAGAACATGGTGGCGCTCGCCAAGGCGCAGCCCAAGATGCGCGTGCGGCTGGCCGACCTCGACGCCGAGCCGTACGAACTGAACACGCCGAGCGGTGTCGTCGACCTCAAGACTGGTGCGCTGCAGCCACATACGCCCGTCGGCGGGCATACCAAGATCACGGGCGCCGGGTACAACCCTGCCGCGGTGGCCCCCGAGTGGCAGCAGTTCCTCGCCGACACGTTCGGCGGCGACGTCGAACTGATTGCGTACGTGCAGCGCCTCGCCGGGCTCGCTGCGATCGGCACCGTGACGCATCACGTTATGCCGTTCCTGTTCGGCGGCGGGTCGAACGGTAAGAGCGTGCTCATGGACGTGCTCAGTCGGGTGCTCGGCGATTACGCGATCACGGCCCCGGCCAACTTCCTGCTCGCCGGGCGTGACCGGCACGAAACGGAGATTGCCCGGCTGCACGGCGCCCGCATGGTCGTGTGCTCGGAAATCAACGCAGAGAGCAAGTTTGACGAGGCCAAGGTCAAGGTGCTGACGGGTGGCGACATTCTCAGCGGCCGGTACATGCGGCAGGACTATTTCGACTTTGTGCCGTCTCACACGCTGTTCCTGATGGGAAACCACCAGCCCGAGGTATCCGCTGGCGGTACGTCGTTCTGGCGGCGCTTGCGCCTAATCCCGTTCCTGCACACCGTCCCGCCGGAGCGACGCAACCCCAACCTCGCCGTTGAACTGATCCGCGACGAGGGCGCCGCAATCCTGGCGTGGGTCGTGGCGGGGGCTCGACAGATCGCCGCTGACGGCCTCCGCGAGCCGGGCTCAGTCCTGGCCGCCACAAAGGAGTACAGCGAGCAAGAGGACGCCCTCGGGCGGTTTATCGCCGAGTGCTGCGAGTTGACGCCGGGCGCCAGCGGCGGGGCGAAACCGGCGATGGTGCTCAAGGCGTATCAGCGTTGGGCGATGGCGAACGGTGAGGACGCGATGGTGTCGCAGATCAAGCTCGGGCGCGAGTTGTCGGCGCGGTTCGGCGTGCGCAGCGTGGCGACTCACGGCTCGCGGGTCTACTCGGGCCTGGCGCTGCAAGGCAATTGGGATCTGTCCAACGAGTTCGCCGGGTCGTTCCGCTGATGCCCCGCGGTGCGGTGGCCCCCGCTGCGGCGCGGTCGACAGCAAACGGCACGGATCTGTGCCTGAAAGCGTGCCGGGCGGCACAGATGGCACAGATTGGCACAGATTCAAAAATCGGATCTGTGCCTGAGTTTTCGCAGGTAAAGACACATAAAGATGTTTCGGGCACAGATGGCACAGATATTTACAGGTTGACCTCACGTGAGAGTTTTCGGGGCGTTTCTGCTGGTCGCCTCGCGCCAAGTGCCTTGTGTGAGGCTCATATACAAAAATCTGTGCCATCTGTGCCCGACCCTGCTGCAGCTAATCCCTGCGGCGCCTCGGCGACGTAAGCGGGGGCCTGGCGGTTCGACCTTGCCGGATGGGCGGGTTTTGAGCCGGGGCGCCGCGAGAATGCTGCTCGACCACACAACTGAATATTGGAGATACGCGAGTGACTGACCACACTCTCGACCTGCAGATCGCCGGGGAGGTTGGCGCCGATCCGCGGGCCGTCGCCGAGGCCGCCGAGCGGGCTGCTGAGCACGCCCGTGCCGACGCTGCCGAGCTTCTGCTCGACATGGTGCCCGCCGAGTCGTACGAGACGCTGTACGCGGCGCTGAGCGCCCGTGTGACGTACGAACGCAACGGCGGCCGACAACTGCGCATGTTCGTGCCGGGCAAGCCAGCGCCGCAGGGCTCAAAGGACTTCAAAGGCTTTGCGAAGCCTGGCCCCGGTCAGACTCGCGGCAAGGCGATCCTCGTCGAGTCGTCTGCGGCTGTGGGGCCGTGGCGCGAGCGCCTGGCCCTGGCGGCAATGCAGGCGATGCTTGAGGCGGGCCTGCCGGTGCTCGATCACCCGCCGGGCTCGTCGGCCGATCGCCGGTACCCGGTGCGCGCGTCGCTCACGTTCGTGATGCCTCGCCCGTCGGGTACGCCCAAGAGCTACACGCCCCCGGCCGTCAAGCGCCCCGACCTCGACAAGCTGGCGCGTGCGGTGCTCGACGGGCTGACCGACGTGTGTTGGATCGACGATTCTCAGGTCGACGACATGCATTGCCGCAAGGTGCTCGCCGAGATTGGGCAGCAGCCGGGTTGCCATATCCGCGTGGCCTCGCCGGGTTGGGGCGACGCTGCTATCGCCGCGTGGCACGACGCGAACGGTGCCGCCAATGTCTGAGTACCTGTTCCCCGAGGACCGTGCCGACGCTGTGCGCGCTATCGCCGGGATCGTCGGCGACGTCGCCCTGAACCGTGTGCAGCCGTCTGAGGATCTGCTCGGTTCGATCGTTGACGCTGTGGCGCGGCGTCTCACTCCGCTGCTGCCCCCGGTGCCCGAGGCTGTGCCGTCGCTGCTTATCGAGTTCACGCCTGCCGAGGCAATGCGCATGGCCGAGGTTGTGCAGCAGCGCATTGCGCACCCGTCGCACAATCCTGTGCAGGCTGTGCGTGCGGGGCTCGCTGCGGTCAATGACATGCGGGCGTCAAAGCCTGCTCCGCGGCCGTCGACCAGGCGCCCGGCGCCGTCGCGCAGCGAGCTGGCTGCGCCGGTTGTCAAGGCGCGCAAGGTGTGGCGCCTCGGCGTTGCGCAGCGGGGCACTGAGTGGATCGACGTAGACGGCGATCGTTGGCGTTGGTGCTGGGCCGCGTGCGCGTGGCAGTACCAGGCGCTCGATTCTGAGGATTGGGTCGTGGGGCCGAATGGCGCCGGGTACTCGCCGTCGGGTCGCTATGCACCGTTCACCGAGGTGAGCAAGTGACGAGTTTGCCGGAAAACGCCGTTTCTGCCGATAGTCGCAGCTCAGCGGGGGTGCTCGAGCCGCTCGCCGGCGTTAGCTATTACGGGTCGCCGCGCCCGTCGGCGCCGTCTGAGTTGGACGTCGACACGACGCCTCGCACGCTTGAGCCGGTCGGCCGGTGCCTGCACTGCGGCGCCCCGGTGCAGCCGTTCCTGTGCTGGTCGTGTGTTCGGATGCTGCGCCGCGTGCTCGTCGAGGTGCCCTGGCTGCTGCGCCGTCTGCACGAAAGTGCGTACGGCGAGGCCAAGGTCGCTCGCAAGGGTGGGCCGCGGGTGTCGACGGGGGAGCGTCTGCCGTCGCTGCCGCTCAACTCGCGCGCCGCCGATCTGCTGCGCGATGCTGCGCGCCTGGTGCGCTGGTCTGAGCAGATCGCGGGCGCCGACACCGAGGGGCCTGCGACGCCCGATGCGTGCGAGGGTGCAGCCCGCTATCTGTCGAGTGAGCCCGGCCGGATGCAGCAGCACCCGTTCTCGCCTGACGCGCTGCGCTGGGTGCTGCAGTGGCGCGACGACGCGACGAGCGCCGTCGATCTGCCGCCGGATCTGACGTATGCGGGGCCGTGCCAAGCGATCCGCATTGCCGAGGTCGTCGCCGGGCAGGTCGTGGTCGACAAGCTGTGCGGCGCAGGGCTGTACGTCGACAGCGAGGCGCTGGTCGCTGAGTGCTACCGCTGCGGCACGTCGTGGCGTGTCGAGGAACTGCAGCGCGAGGCCCTCGCCAAGGTCGACGACGTGCCGCGCACGGCTGCGGACATGTGGCGCCTGGTCAAGCTGATGGGCCGCGAGGTGCCGCGCAGCAGCTTCTATGCGCTGATGACCAAGGTTGAGGCGCACGGGTACGACGCCGACGGGTTCCCCGTGTACACGTACACCGCGGTGCGGGATGCGCTCGACGAGAAGGAGCGCGCCGACGCCGAGGCCAAGCGCCGCCGCGAGTTGCGCAAGGCGTGGGTGCTCGACGAGCACGCTGCGGGCCTGGCGCCGTCGGCGATCGGCCGCAAGCTGTCGATGCGGCACTCGCTGGTCGTCAAGATCCTGGCTGACGCAGGTGTTGAGGTGCAAACACAAAGTGTTGACGGGCAGACAACTGAGGCTGTAACGTCCGCTGCGCCAACGCAAACGGGATAGGAGCCCACCATGCACGAAACCTGGTTTTCGCCGGGAGGTACGCCGTTCACCGGCCCGTCTCGGCAGAATGTCGACCGCGACCAGCTCGCCGAGTTGTACGCGGCCGAGACGTCGCCCGACTCGTCGCAGTTCAATGCGCTGTACAACGCTGCGAACAACTCGACGCTGCTCGCCTGGTCGCTCGGGTACCGCAACCCGCGGGTGCCCGGCCGGATCGCTGAATGCGACGCGCTCGCATGAAGCGCACCAAGGTGCACCGGCCGCTCGCGCCGGTCGCACCGCAGCCCGAGGTCGTCGTCAACGGCCGCAAGCTCGACGTCGGCACCGAGGTGTCGATCAGGGGCGAGCGGGGCCGTTTCCGGTTCAAGGGCGCCGCGACGACGGGCGCCGGTCGCATCGTCTGCGACTTCATAGGCGGCCCTGCAGGGCATGAGCAATGGCGCTCGTTCTATCCCGATCGCATCCGCACCGTTCACCGCATCACGCGCACCCGCGCCAACGCAGCATAGGAGACACACCAACATGATTCGCAATCTGATCGCCGCCGGTATCGGCGCCCTGCTCGCCGCCGCGTACCTGGTCGTCGCGGCCCCGTCTGCGCAGGCGCGGCCCGCGTTCTGCGACGGGCACCCGACTGAGCGGTACATCACGGCCTGCGCCGTCGGCGACGGGGGCGGCGTGCGCGTCGTCGCCTGCCCCGAGGGCGAGGTGTGCGAGCCCGCCGAGGCGGCGCCGCAACGCAACTGGATCGGCGACACGCTCAAGGCTGTGGGCGACGCCCTCACCGGCAAGGCACCCGCGGCGGCCCCCGCTGGCGACGGCGGCGACGCCGAGTAGCTCGACCTCGACGAGGCGCCCTCGACCTGCGGGTCGGGGGCGTTTTCGTGTCCCGAGTTGTATGCGTATCAACAGCCGTGCTACTGTATGCGTAGCAACAACCGCCACGGGATAGGAGCCCACAATGAGCAAGGCACGCAACGCAACTGGACAGATGAGCCTCGACGGCCTCGACGCGGGCATGATGTTCGTCGCCGAGCCCGCGACGATCCGCAGGCCGCGCCCGGCCGTCGTCGCCGCGCCCGCCAAGCCTGCCCACATGGCGATGAGCGAGGCCCGCCGGATGACTGAGCGCCTGCTCGCCGAGCACGGCCTGATCGGCTGGACCGTGACGTTTGACAATGCCCGGCGCCGCGCGGGTGTGTGCCGCTACACGCCGAAGCAGATCGGCCTGTCAAAGCCGCTGATGGCTCAGCGCAGCTACGACGACACCGTGCAGACGATCACGCATGAGATTGCGCACGCCCTGGTCGGGCACAAGCACGGGCATGATGCCGTGTGGGCCGCCAAGCACCGCAGCCTCGGCGGCAACGGCAAGCGTTGCTTTGACCACCTCGACGAGTCGGCGCCGTGGATGGGCACCTGCCAGCACGGCAAGCAGTTCGCCCGGTACCGGCAGCCCAAGAGCATGACGGGTTGGGCGTGCAAGTGCTCGGCTGGCTCGACGCCGATCACGTGGCGCCGCAACCGCTGACGCGCTCGACGAGGCGCCCTCGACCTGCGGGTCGGGGGCGTTTTCTCGTTTCGTGTTGACACGCAAACAGCCCGTGTGTTTACATATCAACAACGCACTGACCACGCCCTCGGGCGCCAACCCGGCGCCCCCGTCCCGAAAGGGGTTGCTATGTCCCGCACCATGTCCCGCTCCGAGGTCGCCGCCATGATCGCCGATCGTTGGGCCGTCAACGGGCAGGCGTACGCAACCAAGCGCGACGTCGCCCTGCACGCGGGCAGCGACCTGGCGCGGGTGCGCAAGGCGCTGGCGCTGCTGGCCGTCGACAGCCCGGCCGTCGAGTTGTCGGCCGCCAACCGTCGAGCGTTCGCGCAGGGCGTCCGCGCCAAGCTCGCCGAGTACCGCGCGGCGGGTGTCATCGCCTGACCCGCGGCGGCCCGCTCGGCGCGTCGCGCTCGATGCGCCGAGCAGCCGCACCAACTGACCACACAATCGCAATCGTTCACCAAGGGATAGGAGCCCACGAAATGAACACTCAAGATCCGAGAGGCGCCGCGCAGCGGTTCTTTTGGGGCTGGCTGGCCGCTGGCACGGGGGCCTCGGTCCTCGGCAACGTCGCGCACGCCATGCTCGACACGGGCGCCGGTAGCACCGTCGTGGCCGCCGCGTTGGCTGTCGTGCCGCCGGTCGTGCTGCTCGGCGCTACGCACGGCGTGCACGCGCTGGTGCAGTCCCGCATCGTCGGCGCCGCGTACCGCGCGGCCCTCGCTATCACGGTCGCGGTGGCCCTCGCCGCGTTCGTGCTGAGCTTCGCGGCGCTGCGCGAGCTGGCTGTCGTGTGGGGCGGTATCTCGCCGCTGATCGCGTGGCTGGTGCCGGTCGTCATTGATCTGTCGATCACGGGCTCGACGATCGCGCTGCTTGCGCTGTCGGGTGCGCAGCGCGACGAGGTGCTCGACGGCGACGCGCAGCCTGTGCAGCAGCCTGTGCAGCCGCAGGCCCCGGTGCACGTCGAGGTGCGCACCGACGTGCACACCGTTGCGCAGGCCGCTGACCTGCACGTTTCCGAGCCGGCCGATTTGCAGCCCGGTGCGGTGTCTGTCGCATCGCTGATCGCCCGCGAGGCCGCTACCAGCGACGCGCTCGCTGAGCACCTGCCGACGGCCGAGGCGATCCTCGCTGCAGGCGTGACGCGGATTGATCGCGTCAAGGTCGCCGAGGTGCTCACCGATCACGCCGAGGGCGTCAAGCCGAGCATGATCGCGCGCAACCGCAGCGTCGGGTACAGCACCGTCGTGCGCATTCTCGACCACGTGACTGCGCAGGATGCGCAGCCGGTGCTCGACGTCGAGGTCGTCGCGTGACGGCCTGCACGTGCCCCGGCCGCAACGGGTACAGCGACGTGTGCACCGTGCATGGTGTCGCGGCGCTGTACCCCGCGCAGCCGCAGCGCGATGGCCGCGCCTGGTACCGGCCGGTGCGCCCGCCGGGCAGCGATCTGTCGCAGTGGGGTTGGACGTCGCAGCGCAAGCTCGCGCATCCCGCGTACGCGGCCCTGTACGACGCTCAGACGGGCGGGCTGCATCCCGAGGGCCTGTGTGGCGGCGACTGCTCCGGTTGTGTCTCTGAGGGCGAGGGGGGCGGCCGTGACGGCAGCAGCCAGCTCGACGCGCTGCGCGGCCCGCTGCAGACCCTCGCCGAGGCGCAGGCGGCCGTCGAGGCGACGGGGCTGCTCTGGTGATCGCGTCTCTGGAAATGCGCAGCGACTCAACGGGCGTGCACTACTGGCGCCGGGGCGCCGACGGCGAGCGGATCGAGATAGGCCGCGACGAGTACCTGCGGCTGTCGTGGCAGCCCGGCGAGCCGATTTACGACCAGGTGCTCGACGACCTCGACGCCTGCCGTAACTGCCGCTGCACCGACTGCGGGTGCTGCCACGGCTGCGGCGACACCGACGCCGACGTGATCGGCTCGCACGGGTACTGGTGCGTGCTGTGACCGACGCCGAGGTGTACCGCTGGATCGTCGCCCACTATGCCGAGCCGATCGGCCCGCGGCTGCTGCGCGTGCATCGCCGTGTGCTGCTCGACGGCGACCACGCCGACTTGCTGCCCGGCGACCTCGACAAGGTGCTGCAGACCGTGCGCCATGCCCGCGCGTGCATCGCGGCGGCCCATGAGCCTGTGAGCCTGCCTGAGCCCGTCGTGCGGCCGTCGTGGGCGTTCATGCACCTGCGGCCCGCTGCGCGGCTGTACGGCGTCACCAGGGCGCAGATCGAGGCCCTGATCGGCGTCGAGGTCAAGGCCGTGCGGATGCGTGACGGGCAAGGCGGTTGGGTGTGGGCGCTGAACGCGCAAGACCTCGACCGCTGGGCGCGTGATCAGGCGCTCGTCTCGGCCGCCGCGACGGGCGTTGCGTACTACACCGTGACTGAGCCCCTCGGCAACGGCCGCACGATCGGCCGCGGGTACGGCGGTGGCTGCGCCACGTGCGACGGCGGCGGGTGTGGTGACTGTGCTCAGCGTTGAGCCGGGTATGGACGTGCCGCGCCAGCGCCGCAAGTTCATCGGCCGGATACTCGCCGAGGACGACGACCACGCCGTCGCGTATCTCATTGCGCTGCTTGCCATGTTCGACGAGTCCGTCGCCGCGGGAAAGCCTCGGCCCGCGCGTGAGTTCCTGTACATGTTCGCCGAGGAATTTGATAGGCCCGACCCGAAATGAGGATGCAATGCGAGGACTGATCGAGCGGTGGCTGCGCCGCCGCGGGTACGTGCCGGTGCGCAAGGTGCTGCACGGCGAGATTGTTTGGCGCGCAGGCGAGCCCGTGTGGGTGAGCCTCGACGTGCCGGGCGGGCAGCGTGTCGTCGGGTACGTCGAGAGCCCGCTGTCTCGCCTCACGTGGGGCGGCAACCCGTTGATCGTCGAGGCGATCGAGGGCTAGCCAGCTCGCTGCGACACGCCGAAACGCCCCCGTTCGATGCGCCGAGCGGGGGCGTTGTCGTGCGCTAACGTCCCGAATGTCTGACCAACAACTGAATATTGAGAGGCACCCTGTTGACCCCTGTACAGGTTTCTGACCGTCTGATCAACTTCGCCAGCGAGGTGGACGACGAGACGCTCAAGCAGGCAACCGAGACGGCCTCAATGCCGTTCGTGTCGCCGCACGTCGCCCTGATGCCCGACGCCCATTACGGCAAGGGCAGCAGCGTCGGCACCGTGATACCGACAGTCGGCGCCGTGATCCCGGCCGCTGTCGGCGTCGATATCGGCTGCGGAATGATCGCAGCGCGTACGTGTTTCGACGAGGACGACCTCAAGGGCCGCGACCTCGCCGCGCTGCGCGAGTCGATCGAGTCGGCCATTCCCATGAGCGCAGGCGGGTACAACCGCTCGCTCGACCGTTTCGCGTTCACGCCCGCGCGTATCGAGGCGCTGGAAGGTCACGCCGAGCGGCAGGGCGTCGACCTGGTGCACTCGCCCAAGTGGCGCGAGCAGTTGGGCACGCTCGGCGGTGGCAATCACTTCATCGAGCTGTGCCTCGACCACCTCGGGCGGGTGTGGCTGTTCCTGCATTCCGGCTCGCGCGGTGTCGGCAACAAGATCGCGCAGCGCCATATCAAGCAGGCTCAACTCGCCTGTGCCGACGTCAATCTGCCCAACCGTGACCTCGCGTACCTCGTCGAGGGCACGATCGAGTTCGACCTGTACCTGCGCGAGTTGCGTTGGGCGCAGGCGTTCGCGCTCGCCAACCGCGACGAGATGCTCGACCGTTTCCGGCAGGCGTTCGGGCATTGGATGGACGTCCCTGCGCATGAGGCCGACGCGATCGAGATTGCCGGGGCTCGCGTCAACGCTCATCACAACTACACGACGCAGGAGTACCACGGCGGCGAGCTTGTCTGGCTGACCCGTAAGGGCGCTATCAGCGCGAAACTCAATGAGCCGGGCCTGATTCCGGGCTCGATGGGCACCTGCTCGTACGTCGTCGAGGGCAAGGGCAACGCCGAGGGGCTGCTGTCGGCGCCGCACGGGGCGGGCCGCCGGTTCTCGCGCACCAAGGCCCGCAAGCTGTTCACGGTCGACGACCTCGCCGAGCGCATGGTCGGGATCGAGTACAAGCACGGCGAGGCGTGGGTCGACGAGATTCCCGACGCATACAAGCCGATTGACGTCGTGATGCGCGACGCGGCGCCGCTGGTCAGCGTGAAAGCTGAACTGCGGCAGATCCTCAACGTCAAGGGGCTGTGATGGGTCTGCAGCTACTCGCCGAGGGCGACGCCCGGCAGCAGGGCAAGACGACGGCGCTGCTCGATATCGCCCTCGCCAACGCCAGGCGCGGCAAGTACGTCGAGTTCTGGTCACGCGGCCCGCGCGAGGCCGCCGAGGCGTACCGGCTGGCGCGTGACCTGGTGCCGTCGTCCGACGCGCATTACGGCGTGCGGTTTCACGGCGCCAACGGTGACCAGTCGATCAGGTACGGCAGCACGCGCGGCGCCGTGATGTTCACGTGGGGCGGCAGGGTCGCCCGTATCTGCAGCCCGCGCACCGAGGTGCATATCGACGACACCGGCACGGGCGCAATCGAGTTCCGCAACGACGTTCTGGCTGGGAGGCCCTCGCATGTCTGACCTGTTCGATATGTCCGCGTGGTACGGCGGGCGCTCGATCCGCACCCGCGCCAAGTACACGCACACGTTCCCGTTCCTGTTCCCGTGGGGCGGGGCGCCGACGCGCACGACGGCGATCGAGAGGATGCGGCAGCGTGATCGTGTCGAGCCGTACGTCGAGGTGTTCCGGCTCGTCTGGGGTATCGACGTGCGCCCGGCCCGGCCGACTGCCCGTGAGGCGTGGCAGGACTTGCTCGACGCGCTGGCGGCCCTGGTGCTCATCGTCGGCGCCGCGGTGCGCGAGCTGGCTGTGCGTGCGGTGGCCTGGCTGCGAGGTGTCGCCGAGGATGTCGCCGAGGTGTTCGTGTGGTCGTGGGCTGAGCCGCTGATCGACGGCGTGCTCGATCGCTGGGACGCGCTGCGGGCGCCGTACACGTGGGGGCGCCGTGTTGGGCCGCTGGTGCGGTTCTGGGACGCCGACATGGTGTACGTGGGCTCGATGGGCCGCGACGTCGAGCCGGTCGCCGTGTGGCTGCGCCGGGTGGCTGCGCACGTGTGGCAGGCGGTGCGGCATGGCTGAGGCGTTGTTCCTCGACGGCCCGCTCGCCGGGCAGACGCGGCAGATTCCGACGTGGGGCAGCGGGCAGTTGTCGAGCACGTATCTGGTGCCCGAGTACACGGGTTGCGAGTGGACTGCCGAGGACGATCACGCGATGCTGCGGCCGTTCGCGGTGCACACCTACACGCGCAAGCCCAATCGGCTGAGCTACGGCCCGCGGTGGGCGTACGCGATCGGCGCCAAGGTCGGCGAGCAGTTGGTTTGCACCGTGCCGTACACGGCGACGGCCCGCGAGTCGGTGGCGGTGGCTGACTTCGACGCGATGGTCGAGCAGAACGCCCGTGAGGGGATGCAGCGCGCGGCCGAGGTTGAGGGCCTGGTCGCCGTCGACATTCACGAGGTTTGGCGCGGCACGGTCGCCGAGGCCCGAGAAACGGTGCGGCGCAACCCCGAGGCATTCGGGGCGGCACGTGCGGCGCTCACGGCTGCCAGCATCACGGATGGGAGCCCGGCGGCGTGGCTGGCTGGTCTGGTGTTCGTCGTGTTTGAGGCTGTGGCGATGCCTGCGGCGGTGGCAGCGTGAGCGCGCTCGATGGTGTCGACCTGTCGCACCTTGCCGACGACGAGCGCCAGCGGGTCGAGCGGGCGCTGCGCCGGTTCGATGCGTCGATGGAATGGCAGATGCAGCACGCATCGCAGGAGCTTGCCCGCGACAATCTGCGGCGGCTGTTCGGCACTGCCAGCTAACGGCCGGCACTGGCGCCGGCGAGCCCGTCGTCGCAGGTCAAAGCGTTACGGCTGAAAAGCCAGCAAACGCCCTCGGTTACCCGCCGGGGGCGTTTTGCGTTGCGCGCCAACCTGTCTCGGCTCAGGTGTTGACATGCATACAGCGATGGGTTACTGTATGTATATCAACAACGCAGCACCGAGGGATAGGAGCCCGAAATGCAGGAAATGACCGAGACGCAGCGCAGGGCCTACGGGATCGGCAAGGACGCGGCAGCCGAGGGGCTGAGCCTGCTCGACCTCGACGCCCGGCTCGATTGGGCAGTCGCCGAGGGCATCGTGCCCGACACGTACGAGGTCGAGTGCCTCGCGCGGCAGGCGCACCAGGTCGAGCAGATGCGCGCCGAGGCCGCTGCCTGATCACCCGACGCCGGGGGCAATCCCGCCCCCGGCGCACCTACCCGAAAGGGGCTCACATGCTCAACCTCACCGCTCACAACCTGCAGGGCGTCGCGTGGGTCGAGGACGGCCGCCGGGCCGAGTTCGCCAACGGCCGCCGGTCGTTCGGCGTGCAGCGCGCCGACGGCGCTTGGCTGTCGTTCGACGGCGTGCGCCCGTACTGCCCGCGCGGTGGCCGTGCTGCGGCGGTCGAGGTCGCGGCGACGATCGTGGTCGACGACTCGCTGCACTGGCTGCGGTCGCTGTAGCCAGCTCGCTTGCGAGGCCCTCGTCGACAACGGCGGGGGCCTCACTTGTTGTTGTCATGCATACAGCGTCGTGCTATTGTTGAGGTACATACAGCGCAACGGGATAGGAGCCCAAAATGCAGAAGCCAGCTAGCCGGATCGCCACCGATACCGCCGACGTCCTGCTCGCCGTGTTCGCGGGTGCGACGGTTACGCACGATCAGATCGGCGAGGTTCTGGAACAGCAGTACGCCCTCGCACGCAAGCGCGTCGCGTACGGCAGCTATGTGCAGGTGTTCGGCCTGATCGAGCGCCAGGGCGTCACCAGCCGGTACACCGGCCCCAACTACACGGGCGTCTGCCTGTACACGTTTCCGGCGGCCTGAGCGCCCCGTACAGCGACGAAAACGCCCCCGCCGGGATAGGAGCCCTGCGGGGGCGTTTCGCTGCCTGCCTCGACCCCCCAAAGCGAGGCGACGACACCGAGAATCGTAGCAGGCGCAGCGGGTTTCAGCGCGCAGCGTCGGGGGGCTCATTTCATGTTGACATGCATACAGCGATGGGTTACTGTATGTATATCAACAGCGGCCCGGCCGCCGGAGATTGACAACAAAACAGAGTGATGGGATAGGAGCCCAAAATGATCGTTTCTGGTATCGACTGGCGTCATCCGTTCCGCGGCGAGCCCGGCGGCTACTGGTCGGGATACGACCCGACTTGCTGGGAGGCCGTGATTGCCGGTATCGCGTACGTTCTGCACCTGCGCGGCACCGACATGGCTTGGAACCTCAAGGCCGACGGGATCGACGTCGGGCGCTTCGACTCTTACGAGCGGGGCATGGCTGGCGCCCTGGCGCACAGCAAGATTGCCGCCGAGAAGGCCCTGCACGACAAGCCCGAGCACCGCGTCGAGCTATTCGACGTGAGGCTACGCAACGGGGCCGTGCGGCGAGGTGAGACAGCCGAGACGGCCGCCAAGCTCAAGGGCACCCGCGTAAACGGCAGGATCGTCTGCCGGGCCTGCGGTGGCGAGTGGCACAAGGTGCTGCACGGCTGCTAGATCGACGAGACGCCCCGCCGGGCAACTGGCGGGGCGTTTTCGCGTCTCGGGTTGTATGCCTGCCAACAATCGTGCTACTGTATGCATACCAACAGCACACGGGATAGGAGCCCCAAATGACCAGCACCGCAACCGCCACGATCGACACCTCGTACATTGCCCGCGACGACTACCGCGGCAAGTGGATGGTTACGCACCGCAACACGGATCGCCTCGGGCGCCGCACGGCCGCGTTCCTGGCTGAGCAGATCGGCGAGGGCAACACGGGCGTGATCTGGGAATACGCGGGACAGACCCGCGGCCTGTCGCACCTGTTCGTTCGCACGCGGTTCGTCGCCCGCAACGGCAACCTCGTCGGATACGACAGCGACGGCGTGTGCAAGGTCGTGCACCCGGCCGACCGGATCGTCGGTTTCATCATGTCGACGAAATAGGCGCCCGCGCCTCGACAGCCCCCGCCACGGCGGGGGTTTCGTCGTTTCGGTTCAAAATTCCGCGCGTGCACGATTCTGGGCCGCGACGCTCATAGACTGCCATCCGCAACAGCACAACTGTGCCCAAAAGGCCCCGGCGCTCAAAAGGCGTGCGGGGCCGACGTCATTCTTGGCGCCGATCGAGCCGCGCAAGCGAGCTGGTCGACGTCCAACAGCCCGCCCTCGATCGAGACACTGGCGCACAGCGCCCGGCGCACACCGTTGCAGCCCCTTAGCCGCGTTGGCTGGTCACCACGCAGGCGGGTAGCGGCGCAGCGCCTTGAGGTCGCAGCGATCGACGGGCGGGCACCAACTTCCAACAACCGAGAAGGGAAACACCATGCTGCCCAAGATTCTCGCTGCCATCGCTGCCGCGGTGGCCCCGGTAATCGCAAAGGCCGTCGCGGACAAGCTCGCCGAGGCGCTGCCGGATCTGCTCGACCACCTGGTCGACGAACTGCTCGACCGGCTGCCCGATCTGGGCGACCTCGACGACGCGATCAAAGAGGCGCTGCCCGACGGCCTCGACAACCTGCCCCGGCTCGATCAGATCGACGACATTCTGCGGGGCGTCCTGCAGGACGTTCTCAGCGGGCTGCCCATCCTGGGGGGCTCAATCTTCGGGAAGCGGGACTAGGCCATGTCGGACACGCCAGAACAGGCCCCCGCTGAGCAGGCCCCCGCGCAGGTGCCCCCTGCAGAGGGGGCCGTTGCAGAGGCCGCCAAGCAGGCCCGTGCTGAGGCCCTGCACCGCAACGCAGTAGGTAAGGGCGAGGGTGCTGCACACGTGCGCACTGAGTACGCCCCGCTGCGGCCCGAGGCTGCACACCGCACACCAGCACGTCGCACAGGTGAGGCTGCACGCACACCTGTGCAGTACCAGCCGTACGCATGAGTGAGGGCCGCAACACTGCGCGTCGCAATCGGTTCCGTCGCTACTGGCTGCGGCATCGTGAGGACTGCGCAGTGTGCGGCGCTCCCATCGACTACGACGCGAACCACCTGCACCCTGACTCGTTTCAGGTCGACCACATCACGCCGCTTGCCCGCGGTGGCACGGACACGCTCGACAACACGCAGCCCGTACACCGCAAGTGCAACCGAGACAAGAGCGACAGCCTGCCCGAGCAACTCGACGCGCTGCCCGCGGCCGTGGGCGTCACGTTCATAACGCACCGCGTCTGGCGCCCGTAGCAAGGGGGTGGGGGGGTACCCCCGCAAACTCCGCGCGGCGCACCTCGGGGCAT